ATGGAAAAAGACCTGAAAGAGTTGCGGGAATACCTATTACTTTCCCCCGTCTATTCTGAAATTAACGATTGTCTGGCTAGTCTCTCAATGGAAGACGTGACCAATGAAGAGTTCGCGGAACGTTTGGGAATTGCTCCTGATTGGATGGATGCTATAGATACTAGCCAACTTGCTTAAGAAAGGATGCGCCATTGCTGGGCGCGTTTCTCATTTCTCCCGTAGCACTACGCATACCTTCTAATAAATTTCACCATCAAAATCAGTAGATTGATAAAATGTCACTCAAATCTGTCATAAGTATCACAATTTTTAAACCTAATTGAAATATAATGTTATTAGATATTATCTAATGGAGGTAGTTTAATGTCTTATGCGTTGATTGATAATGCTTCGTTAACAGCAGTCGAAAGAACACTGGGTGATATTCTTGTTAAGAATCCAGATACTATTAACGGAGATTTAGTCGCTTTTGAAAATCTTATTCAAGCGATACTTTTTTACGATACCCTGATCTGTGTAGATAATTATAAAAAAGAATATAGAGATAAACGCATTGCTAAATTTGACTTTATTAAATTTGTATCTGAAAGTGATTTTCAACTCAGTGAACTTGATCAGTTAGCACAAGTTGAATCTCGGCAAATTACTTCCGAAATTAGAGGTGGGGAGTTTGTTGACGATGATTTTAGGCAACTTGTAGAGATGCTTAAGCTGAATATGATTTGCACATGGGATCTTCGGTCTAGCGTGTATTACTTAACAATGAAAATGCTTGGTCAGCCCGGTACTCCTGAATATGCGAAATATAGTGAACTAAGTGCATCGATTTTTAATGAATTATCAGATGCTTCTGATACGAAAGGGTACTGGTCAACCGATGTGAAGCTAGTGAGTTCATCTGGACATGAATATACTGAGCGTGAATTTGAACTAGAAAGGGAAAAATCTACTCGCGGTAAAGGAGGTATGACTCGTTCACTTGAAATGTTTATCGCATCGCTAAATTGGTTGGCATATAAATCTATTTATTACAGCGTCATTGCTAAGCATTTTAAAGCAGACTCATTTATTCATCCAATAAGGCATGCATATCAATTGCATTGGATGAAAAAAACAGGTGCTTTTGGTCATGATTATACTGCAAGGTTGGTGCAATCGTTGTCTGATAAAATCAGTACTGCAAGATCTGAAATTGTAGATCATGGACGCACATCTACTATTTCATTAGATTTACCAATATTTTCTGCATGGCTAGCAAACGAAACAGGAAATGTCTCTCAAGTTATCAATTCAGCTTTAGAGCTTAGAACACATGATCATTTTCGTACGTGTCGAGATGTAATCCGAGAGATTCATGTGACCTACGATGAATCGGGGATAAGTGCAGGAAATAAAAAAGTAACAAAATTACTAAGTGATTTAGATAAAATATCTGGAGATATTAAACGAAGCTACGGTGTTCCATCAAATCAAGGTATTCAAGGCAGTTTTTCGATAAAATGTATAAATTCATTGACAGGACTCGTGGGTATTCCAGGTTTGCCTGATAAAGAGTTTGCACTGAGCACTCCTGAATTTATGAAGTCTAAACAACATAAAGCATTTTCTACCGTTTTCAAGGATGTTACTAACGAACTAACAAGCATTGAACGTTTAGGTGGGCTTCGGGATAAATTAGCGTCGAACTTTACTATTGATGATTCTTATTATACCGAGCCAAAAATAGAGGATCCGAGATTCCGTTACGTAAGTAGTAATTGGAAGCAGCCAATGTAGATATAGTTAAATGTATAATTATAAGTAATAACAATTTACAGACATTATTGAATTAAAAATATTGCGTTAGGGTATAATATCTAACGCAATTAGATTGAAAAGTTAATTAAATAGTTAGTCAGAGCTAACTTCTTGTATTGTTAGTTACACTGCCTAACCTACAGACAAAAAGCCCCTCAGAATTGTGCTTACGCGCTCAAATTTCACTGCTGGGGATTTTTACGTACATTCAACCCAAAAAGTGACCAAAAAAGTTCTTACAGAGTTGACGTTACGTTGACGTTGTTTTCTGAAAATGATCCCTTGGTGACTTATTTTATGTATTTGATTTTACGTTTTTTCTTTAATGTTTTATCACTTTAAACTAACGTCAACTTATCCTTATAGAGCGATTAATTTCTATAAGTACTTTTTCTCAAAATTTGATTTTTACGGATGGAAGTCCATCAAAGAAACGTCATTTTTTTCTAAGACTTTGATCTTTCGTTAACGGTGTTAGTGGGGACTTCGGTCGTCGAGCGCGATGCGCTTCTGACCGTTTCAATGGATAGGTTCGCCTTCTTGCGCCTCTCGCGGCGTTTGCCGCGCTCCGCGCTTTTGGCGGTTTGGCAGGCATATCTCTCTTATTATTGGTCGTTTTTTGCACCGCCTTGTCACGATCTGTCACTACTAGTAGTAATGGTCATAACCTCCGCTTTCTCTTTTGGCTCTGGATGCTCTCACTCGTGCTCTTCTTAACATCCTTAACAGTGGGTGGGTTTGTACTTTGTTCGAGTTTATTATCTGTGAGGATAGTAATTCCCTGCGCTCTGTCTCTGCCTCTTTGGTGACCGCTATCACTGATAAATCCCAATCGTGTTTGCTAATTAACGGTGCTTGGAACGGGGTGATTGGTGATCGATTTATGTCTTGTCGTTTCAATGTACGCTGTATCTGTCGCTTAGCTTTGTAGTTGTCTTTCCTTGATGCCTGAACGGCTTTTAGTATGCGTCTTACAGCATGAAAGCCAGTGATAGAAAGTGTTTCTTTTTTTATCTCATGCCGCGCCCAGCCATTCGAATAACCCCAAACGTTGGCATCTGACCAATCATATAGGCTCTTGCTCGCCTCTCTATTAAAGTCATTTAACTTAGTTTCGGGCTTTGCCATGTAATCAATCTGTTTACCTATACACTTTGTAGGCTCTGAATATTGCTGACCTTTCAAATCTAGATCCCACTGGGGAGGAACATTTGATGGGATTGCATTGTTTGCCAGTGTTACCCATTTGCTGACAATTTTGCCAGCTTGCCCATTAATGCTTCTTTCGTTCACCATGATTATTGCGTGTACATGCGGCTCTGACTGGTGTTGAGCCCACTCCATGACGTAAACCCACTGATTGCCTTGAATGAAAGCGATATTGCATCGCTTGATACCAGAGTTCAGTCGCTGGAATCGCAGGTTTCAGACCATGAAACGCGCATTAATGCTCTGGAGTATGCCACTACGCGCAAGAAGTCAGAGGTTGTTTACTCTGGCGTATCAGTAACCATCCCGACAGCGCCGACCAACCTTGTTAGCCTGCTGAAAACGCTTACGCCGTCATCCGGGACGTTGGCACCATTCTTCGACACCGTTAACAACAAGATGGTTGTGTTCAACGAGAACAAAACCTTGTTCTTCAAGCTGTCGATTGTCGGGACGTGGCCCAGCGGAACCGCCAACAGGTCAATGCAGCTAACATTCTCCGGTTCTGTTCCTGACACGCTAGTAAGCAGTCGCAACTCGGCAACAACAACCGACAACATCCTGTTAGCTACGTTCTTCAGCGTGGATAAAGACGGCTTTCTTGCCACAAATGGCAGCACGTTAACCATTCAGTCGAATGGCGCGGCGTTTACTGCCACAACCATCAAAATCATTGCGGAGCAGTGATGGAAATAAAGCTCATCGATAACCCGGTGAAACTTGCAGAATTCCTTAACAACCCGGTAAACACGGGGAATATCGTAGACAGTGGAGATAAATACTACATCAAGCCTGATGCGGTATATCTCGGCATCTACGAAGGATTAGTGCTGGCTGGAGTTCATGAAGTGCGTAACTTCTGGCATAGCGTTGTTGAATGCCATGCGGTGTATGACCCCGGATTCCGTGGCGAATATGCACTACAAGGGCATCGATTATTCTGCAAATGGCTTCTCGAAAACTCACCATTCCTTAACAGCATCACCATGGTTCCTGACACCACCAAATACGGACGGGCAATTATCCGTTTGCTTGGCGCTACCCGTGTTGGTCACCTTGATGATGCGTACATGAGTAACGGAAAACCGGTAGGAATCACCCTCTATCAATTACCTCGTTCGAAATATGAGGAGCTATTAAATGTTAGTACTTAGCGAAAGCTTCAAGAATAAATTGCTTCCCATGAATGGGTATATGAAAGGCGGCAGCGACTCCGGATCTAAAGCCCAGGCACGCGCAACTGAAAAGGGCATCGAACTGCAGCGTGAAATGTGGCAGACGAACATGCAAAACCTTGCACCGTTCACGCCACTCGCTCAGCAGTACGTATCACAGTTGCAGAATCTTTCCTCTCTTCAGGGGCAAGGTCAGGCGCTTAACCAGTATTACAACTCTCAGCAGTATAAAGACCTTGCAGGGCAGGCGCGCTATCAGAGTCTGGCAGCAGCAGAGGCAACGGGTGGATTAGGCTCTACAGCAACAGGAAACCAGTTAGCAGCAATCGCACCTACACTCGGTCAAAACTGGCTGTCAGGTCAGATGAACAACTACAACAATCTGGCAAATATCGGCCTTGGTGCTCTTACAGGTCAGGCAAACGCCGGACAGAACTACGCTAACAATGTCAGCCAATTGTATCAACAGCAGGCGGCAGCATCGGCAGCAAATGCGAATAAGCCTTCAGGCCTACAGAGTTTTGCTACAGGTGCCATTGGTGGGGCCGCATCAGGTGCAATGATTGGTAGTGCAGTTCCTGTTATTGGGACTGGTATTGGTGCTCTTGCTGGCGGTGTTATCGGTGGTCTTGGATCATTGTTTTAAGGTGGGAATATGGCTACTTGGCAACAAGGAATCAACTCAGGCGGTTTTCTTGCTGGTATCGGTGGGCAAAACTCAAATGCGCCAAAGGCAAGTGATGTAAGTGAGGCGTTGGCCTATATTCGCCAGAACAACGAAATGGAGCGTTCAGGTCGCAATAACATCGGCCTTCAGGCGTTGCAGGGACTTGGTAGTGTCGCTCAAACATCTCAAGCCGCAAAGCAACAGGAAGCGGATGCTGCATTCCAAAAAGAATATGCGGCAGCCATCCAGTCCGGCGATCGACAGCAGGTTCGAGATCTGATGACCAAATATCCTGGTCAATTAGAGAAGATTCAGTCTGGTATGAAGTGGGCAGACGAAGACCAGCGCAATTCTATCGGCACCTTAGCGGCTGGCGCACGCCTTGCGGCCTCGTCTCCAGAAGCAATGCAATCATGGCTGCAAAACAACGCCAAGGAACTGGCGCGCGTCGGTGTTGACCCTAACAACGTTGCTCAGATGTATCAGCAGAATCCTTCAGGGTTTGGTGAGTTTGTTTATCACCTTGGGATGGCTGCTCTCGGTCCGATTGACTACTTCAATGTTCAGGACAAGATGGCTGGTCGTGAGATTGACCGAGGCAGGCTGGCAGAGACAATCCGCAGCAATCAGGCCGGAGATTTTGAGTTTAAGTCAAAGCCGTCATATTTAGTTCTATCATTTGCTGAAATATCATCTGTAGTCTTTATCCTAATGTCTGTCTATATGGTGGCAAAAAGTCAAAATAGCAATGGATTACAGTATGATGCGCTTTTTATACCATCAATGGCCTTTTCAATATTAGTGTTTTCGTTTAATGGTGGTATTATTTCAAAAATAATATCAAATAAAGTTATGATACTTTTAGGTGATGCTTCTTTTTCATTTTACTTGGTCCATACTATAGTAATCAGTACATTGAGCAAGTTCTTTAATGTTTCTGGTCTTGGTGCTATAAGTGTAATTAAATTTATAGTAATGGCTCTGTTTGCTTCATTATTTATATCAATAATGATGTATTTGTTTTTTGAAAAGCCAATAAACAATAAGCTAAGAAAATGGTGGAGTGGATTTAAGAATGATGTTTCAACCACTCGAGTTGAAAAAATAGAAGGCAATCAATTATAGCAATTAAAGTATGATAAGCATTTATGATTGGTTTTAATGAAATGCATATGTAGTTAACATATAATAATTGCATTTTGTTATTGTTGATGGTTTCTTGGTGTAAGAAATCCTGAGAAGTGAAAAGCTTTGATATATGTGCAAGGCTTTTCTTTTTTATAAGAATCGTTGTAATAACTACTCCACCTTCCCATCAAGCCAGTCCGCCCACCACTGCATCATTTCTCTGCGCTTATCGAGATACTGAGCATGGTTGTAAATCCCACGCACAGATCCGCCGTTGGCATGTGCTAGTTGCACTTCAATAGCGTCAGCAGGCCATTCGTGCTCGTTCATAATCGTGCTGAATTCATGCCTGAATCCGTGACCGCTTTCCAGACCTTCATAGCCGATTTGTTTGATCACAAGCAGTACAGCGTTCTCACAGATTGACTTCTTCTTATCGTTGCGCCCGGCAAAAACAAACTCTGATACTGGTTTAGTGATGGAGCTTAGCGTAGTGAGAAGTTCAACAACCTGGTCCGACATCGGAACCACATGAATCTTGCGTCCCTTCATCACACTGGCCTCGATGGTGATAATCCTGTTTTCAAAATCGACGTTCTTCCATTGCATGGAACGAAGCTCTTTCGTTCTTAGTGCTGTGTAGCGTAAAACTTTGGTCGCAATGAGAGATACGATACTTCCTGAAAATGTTGCAAGTGCTTTGTTGAATGCCGGGATCTGGTCGGCAGGTAAAAACGGGAAGTTCTTCTTGCGGTATCCCTTCATGGCTTCAGCAAGGTCAGGTGCCGGGTTATATTTAGCCCTTCCGGTGACAATAGCGTAACGGAAAACCTCGCCGCATCTTCTGCGTGCTTTGTTGGCTCGCTCCATTGCCCCGCGATCTTCAAATCTGCGGATTACTTCCAGCAGTTGCATCGGCTCAATATCCTGAATTTCAAGGCCGCCGATGATAGGTAAAATGTCGTCATCAAACATTTTTGCAAGTTCAGTCGCATAGGCGGCTGACCAGACTTGCCTCTTATGCTCGTACCATTCCTTGTAAATCGCACTAAAGGAATTGTTGTTAGACGAAGCCTTTTTCGCCTTTACCGGATCGATGCCAACCGAGATGTCTTTCCTCGCAGTCCATGCTTTATCCCTTGCCTCTTGCAAAGTCATAAGCGGATATTTTCCGACGGTCAGGATTTTCTCCTTACCGTCAATCTTGTAGCGAAGCTGCCATACCTTTTTCCCTGATACAGGGACATAAAGGTACAGGCCATTACCATCGAGTAGGCGGTATGGTTTTTCTTTCGGCTTTGCTGCTTCAATCTGCTTAACGGTGAGCATGGGTAAAAATCCGGTGGGTAAAATTATTTTATCCACTTTTTACCCGTCATGGCGTGCGGCTGTCAACGATCTGACGCGAACCATGACGAACTGTGAATCTACGGAAGGCTTGATATTCAGGGGATTTTGCGGACTGGTACGGATGGAGGCGAACTGATAAATGGTGTCCCCTGCAGGAATCGAACCTGCAATTAGCCCTTAGGAGGGGCTCGTTATATCCATTTAACTAAGAGGACGTTGTTGCGTATTGATTTTGGTTGTTCACCATATGACTGATAATACCGTCTTTATGGTTTTAAAATCAAGGTGTAAGTTCGTTTTTGTTCATGGTTGATTATCTTCTTTTGCGTTGAAAAGTGTTTTGTTCACTTGCTAATGCGTACATATTGAGTACAGAATACATTATAAACTTGTGTACAGGATATAAAGCATTGGCACTGAGTGACACCAAACTACGAGGCCTATACGGAAAACCCTACTCTGGCCCTGCTGAAATCACCGATGGTGACGGGTTAAGTGTGCGGATTACTCCAGCAGGAACTATCACGTTTCAGTACCGTTATCGCTGGAATGGTAAGCCAGTACGTCTTACTGTCGGGCGCTATCCGTCCACTTCACTGAAGGACGCACGTGTTATCGTCGGTGAGATGCGCGCATTGTACATGAAGGGAGTTAACCCTAAAAATTATTTTGCCCCCAGTGATGGCGAATTGACATTAAAAGAATGCTTGGATCAGTGGTGGGATAAGTATGTTAGCGGCCTGAAACCCAATACTCAGACGCTTTATAGATCTGTTGTGTACAACACCATGTACACACAGTTTGAAGACTCGCCAGTTGCCGGTATCCCTGTATTGGCCTGGGCTCGCTTTTTTGACAAACAAGAAAGCCTCAACAAGAAAAAGGCTCGTGTTCTGTTGTTACAACTGCGTTCAGTTATTAACTGGTGTATCAGCCGCCAGTTAATCCCATCATGCGAATTACTCAAACTCAGTGTAAAGAATATTGGGAAGAAACCAGATGTGGGGAGTCGCGTACTTACCTATACGGAACTGGCAAAGATCTGGCTGGCACTGGAGAACTCAAAAGTGGTTACTTCCAACAAGCTGTTACATCAATTGCTATTGCTATGGGGGGCTAGGCTTTCTGAGCTACGTCTCGCTACAGCCAGTGAGTTCAACATGGAAGATCTGGTCTGGACAACCCCTAAAGAGCATTCAAAGATGGGTAATATTATCCGACGTCCGATATTTACTCAGGTTGAGCCTTATATTGAGCGATTGCTTAATATCGGATTTGATGTGCTGTTCCCAGGGCAGGAAATAGATAAACCTATTGACCGTTCGTCTGCTAATTTGTACATGAAAAAACTCAGGGCGAAAATTGATATTCCTGAATGGAGAACGCATGATTTTAGGCGTTCTCTGGTAACGAATTTATCTGGGGAAGGAATTATGCCCCACGTCACTGAAAAAATGCTGGGGCATGAACTGGGAGGAGTGATGGCCGTGTATAATAAACACGACTGGTTGTCGGAACAGAAAGATGCGTATGAGTTGTATGCTGATAAAATTTTCTGGCACGCTAAACAGCTCGGTTAATTCCTCCGGCTTTAAGCCATTGTTCAACGGCCTGACGGCTATATCGCGCCGGATGAGTAAGTACTGGATCAGGGAATCCGTGTTTTTTTCGCAAATTATACAAAGCTGTGCGCCTTTTTTGTAACAACTCAGAAACTTCTTTTTCGGTCATTAAGTTGATTTCCATAGTATGCTCTCCTTTTCTACATGTTTTTCAACAGCATAATAAACCGCCCGAAGGCGGTTGTTAGTTGATTGATGTACGGCGCATTTTTCGAAGGCTGGCAATATGCTTTTCCTTCTCAATTTCCGCTTTAATCATATGCAGTTCGTTGTGCTCTATTCGCTCAAATTCTTCATTAAATGCACCAATTGAAGTGGCTCTGGTTCTGCCGTCGAGCCTTCGGTAGATCACCTGAGTCAGAGTTACCTTGCATATTTCTACCGGATAGTTGTTGGCATCAACGAAAGACTGCCCGCGCTGGATCAGGACGAACACTGGTTGTATTCCTTGAGTGCCATATCATAAACACGGCATGCCGAGAGGTGTGTTGGAGCAGGCGTTGTGGGCCCGTCGTCCGTCTGGCACCATCCATCACAGCGATAAAGGCTCTCAGTATGTGTCACTGGCCTATACGGAGCGACTAAAAGAAGCCGGATTACTGGCATCAACAGGGAGTACAGGCGACTCGTATGACAACGCGATGGCTGAGAGCATCAATGGTCTTTACAAAGCGGAGGTAATACACCGTAAGAGCTGGAAAAACCGTGCAGAAGTGGAACTGGCCACACTAACGTGGGTGGACTGGTATAACAATCGACGATTGCTGGGAAGGCTGGGCCATACTCCTCCGGCAGAAGCAGAAAAAGCTTATTATGCTTCCATCGGAAACGATGATCTGGCAGCCTGAGTTCACAGATAAAACACTCTCCAGGAAACCCGGGGCGGTTCACTCCTTTGATGCGAATGCCAGCAAGCCAGTTTCTTATGCCGATATATTCAGCGTTCCTGAAACCGCTTTTTACATATATAAATGGCAAGCGAAGATTGTGACCATTGACTGCCAGGTAGTCTTTACAACCCTGTTCGGTGAAACAGCAGGTAACGAATTCATCAATATCTTTCACAGCAACGCGCCGCCATTTTTCTGGTGGCTCTCGAAAGTTTTCATGAAGTAGCTCGAGACGACGACTATGGCGTTTATTGGCTTCATTGCCATCTTCGTCAACCCAGACAATCCGGTCATGGTCATAATCAGCATCAACAGCGATTTCGCGCTTTTGATACACACAAAACATGGGATCTGACGTTATTCGATTGTCCTGTGTTCGAATATTTTCACCGATGATGCCAAACGAATCTGGTGCAGATTTTGTCTGCATCTCTTCGATACGTTCAGCCATCGCAGCACACTCTTCAAAGTTGCTTAATGCTTTTCGCTCCCATTCGGCGCATTGTTTTTCCAGTTCTGCTATGCGCTTACTTCCATCCGCGATTACTCCCTCGTAATATTCACGCTGCTCGTTGAGTTTTGATTTTGCTGCTTCAAGCTCAACACGCAGCTTCCCAACCGTAAGCGCAATCTCCTCGTTCTCCTGGTCGCGGCGTTTGATGTATTGCTGGTTTCTTTCCCGTTCATCCAGAAGCGCCAGCGCAACATTTGGATTAAAGGCAGCAATAAATTCAGCGTTTGCATAAGCCTGAACATCTGTTTCAACCAGGCAGTTAACATGACATTCCGCAATCACACCACCGGGTTCTCCTTTCCATTTTTGGCAAACAAAAACTCCTGTTAAATTGCCGTGCTGGTTAACAGATGTATGCCCTACGATGTAGCTTCCTTTAGTTGCTTTCTCTGCCTTTTCACGCAGTGCCTGATAATTAATTTCGCTCACTTCGAACCTCTCTGTTTACTGATAAGCTCCAGATCCTCCTGGCAACTTGCACAAGTCCGACAACCCTGAACTGCCAGGCGTCTTCGTTCATCTATCGGATCGCCACACTCACAACAATGAGTTGCGGATACAGTCTGGTAGTTCAGGCGACGCATTTTTATTGCTGTATTGCGCTGTAATTCTTCAATTTCTGATGCTGAATCAATGATGTCTGCCATCTTCCATTAATCCCTGAATTGTTGGTTAATACGCTTGAGGGTGAATGCGAACAATAAAAAAGGAGCCTGTAGCTCCCTGATGATTTTGCTTTTCATGTTCATCGCTCCTTAAAGACGCCGTTTAACATGCCGATCGCCAGACTTAAATGAGTCGGTGTGAATCCCATCAGCGTTACCGTTTCGCGGTGCTTCTTCAGTACGCTACGGCAAATGTCATCGACGTTTTTATCCGGAAACTGCTGTCTGGCTTTTTTGATTTCAGAATTAGCCTGACGGGCAATGCTGCGAAGGGCGTTTTCCTGCTGAGGTGTCATTGAACAAGCCCCATGTCGGCAAGCATAAGCACACAGAATATGAAGCCCGCTGCCAGAAAAATGCATTCAGTGGTTGTCATACCTGGTCTCTCTCATCTGCTTCTGCTTTCGCCACCATCATTTCCAGCTTTTGTGAAAGGGATGCGGCTAACGTATGAAATTCTTCGTCTGTTTCTACTGGTATTGGCACAAACCTGACTCCAATTTGAGCGAGGCTATGTGCCATCTCGATACTCGTTCTTAATTCAACAGGAGATGCTTTGTGCATATCGCCTCCCGTTTATTATTTATCTCCTCAGCCAGCCGCTGGGCTTTCAGCGTATTTCGGATAACAGAAAGGCCGGGAAATACCCAGCCTCGCTTCGTAACGGAGTAGACGAAAGTGATCGTGCCTACGCGGATATTATCGTGAGGATGCTTCATCGCCATTGCTCCCCAAATACAAAACCAATTTCAGCCAGTGCCTCGTCCATTTTTTCGATGAACTCCGGCACCATCTCGTCAAAACCCGCCATGTACTTTTCATCCCGCTCAACCACGACATAATGCAGGCCTTCACGCTTCATACGCGGGTCATAGTTGGCAAAGTACCAGGCATCTTTTCGCGTCACCCACATGCTGTACTGCACCTGGGCCATGTAAGCCGACTTTATGGCCTCGAAACCACCGAGCCTGAACTTCATGAAATCCCGGGAGGTAAACGGGCATTTCAGCTCAAGGCCGTTGCCGTCACTGCATAAACCATCGGGAGAGCAGGCGGTGCGCATACTTTCGTCGCGATAGATGATCGGGGATTCAGTAACATTCACGCCGGAAGTGAATTCAAACAGGGTTCTGGCGTCGTTCTCGTACTGTTTTCCCCAGGCCAGCGCCTTAGCATTAACTTCCGGAGCCACACCGGTGCAAACCTCAGCCAGCAGGGTGTGGAAGTAGGACATTTTCATGTCAGGCCACTTCTTTCCTGAGCGGGGCTTTGCTATCACGTTGTGAACTTCTGAAGCGGTGATGACGCCGAGCCGTAATTTGTGCCACGCATCATCCCCCTGTTCGACAGCTCTCACGTCGATCCCGGTACGCTGCAGGATAATGTCCGGTGTCATGCAGCCACCTTCTGTTCAGAGGCTTTTTGTTTCAGGAATCCAAGAGCTTTCACTGCTTCGGCCTGTGTCAGTTCTGACGATGCGCGAATGTCGCGGCGAAATATCTGGGAACAGAGCGGCAATAAGTCGTCATCCCATGTTTTATCCAGGGCGATCAGCAGAGTGTTAATCTCCTGCATGGTTTCATCGTTAACCGGAGTGATGTCGCGTTCTGGCTGACGTTCTGCAGTGTATGCAGTATTTTCGACAATGCGCTCGGCTTCATCATTGTCATAGATACCAGCAAATCCGAAGGCCAGACGGGCACACTGAATCATGGCTTTATGCCGTAACATCCGTTTGGGATGCGACTGCCACGGCCCGGTGATTTCTCTGCCTTCGCGGGTTTTGAATGGTTCGCGGCGGCATTCATCCATCCATTCGGTAACGCAGATCGGATGATTACGGTCCTTGCGGTAAATCCGGCATGTACAGGATTCATTGTCCTGCTCAAAGTCCATGCCATCAAACTGCTGGTTTTCATTGATGATACGGGACCAGCCATCAACGCCCACCACCGGAACGATGCCGTTCTGCTTGTCAGGGAAGGCGTAAATTTCTTTCGTCCACGGATTAAGGCCGTACTGGTTGGCGACGATCAACAATGCGATGAACTGCGCATCGCTGGCATCGCCTTTAAATGCCGTCTGGCGAAGAGTGGTGATCAGTTCCTGTGGGTCGACAGAATCCATGCCGACACGTTCAGCCAGCTTCCCAGCCAGCGTTGCGAGTGCTGTACTCATCCGTTTTATACCTCTGAATCAATATCAACCTGATGGTGAGCAATGGTTTCAACCATGTACCGGATGTGTTCTGCCATGCGCTCCTGAAACTCAACATCGTCATCAAACGCACGGGTAATGGCTTTTTTGCTGGCCCCGTGGCGTTGCAAATGATCGATGCATAGCGATTCAAACAGGTGCTGGGGCAGGCCTTTTTCCATGTCGTCTGCCAGTTCTGCCTCTTTCTCTTCACGGGCGATCTGCTGGTAGTGACGCGCCCAGCTCTGAGCCTCAAGACGATCCTGAATGTAATAAGCGTTCATGGCTGAACTCCTGAAAATGGCTGTGAAAATATCGCCCGCGAAATGCCAGGCTGATTAGGAAAACAGGAAATGGGGTTAGTGAATGCTTTTGCTTGATCTCAGTTTCAGCATTAATATCCATTTTTTATAAGCGTCGACGGCTTCACGAAACATCTTTTCATCGCCAATAAAAGTGGCGATAGTGAATTTAGTCTGGATAGCCATAAGTGTTTGATCCATTCTTTGGGACTCCTGGCTGATTAAGTATGTCGATAAGGCGTTTCCATCCGTCACGTAATTTACGGGTGATTCGTTCAAGTAAAGATTCGGAAGGGCAGCCAGCAACAGGCCACCCTGCAATGGCATATTGCATGGTGTGCTCCTTATTTATACATAACGAAAAACGCCTCGAGTGAAGCGTTATTGGTATGCATATAAAAAGGCCCTCACACTGGAGGGCAAAGAAGATTTCCAATAATCAGAACAAGTCGGCTCCTGTTTAGTTACGAGCGACATTGCTCCGTGTATTCACTCGTTGGAATGAATACACAGTGCTTATTTGTACTAATAAAATACCCAATTTTCTGTTTCTTGGTTGTGTCCAAAGTTATATTCAATATCTGGTGTTGATGTATCAATATTCTTCATCCCATCAACAAGAGTTGATACAACAGCCAAATCTTGTTTGATTCTCATTAAATGGTATTTCTTCCGGCGCAATAAACTTTCAATGGCAAGTTTCTTCGTCGGGAATGCAAAAGATCTTTCTGCATTTTTTGCTACTTTCTTAATTGCATATCTATTTCTCCTTTGTTTCCATTCCTGTAACCACTGATTTGGTGCTGGTTTAAAATTAACAATCCAATGCGCAGGAACCAACCATGCATAATGCTCTGTCTGATGAAAAGCTATATATTGAAGTGCGAATATTTTTATCCCATCTTCTTCAACTGTCGCCTGGAATCTCCAGAAAACAGGCATTCCATCATGTTCAGTTTCTGATTCAGGAAAAGGTACGCTCCATGATTTTGTCATATCTCACCCCTCATACAGTGGTTTGCTGCCTAATTTAATTTTCTGGCGACCAACACAAGTCACACCCATTTCACTGCGTGGCTTGCTGTACCATGTGCGCTGATTCTTGCGCTCAATACGATGCAGGTTGCTTTCAATCTGTTCGTGGTATTCAGCCAGCACCGTAAGGTCTATCGGATTCAGTGCGCTTTCTACTCGTGATTTCGGTTTGCGATTCAGCGAGAGAATAGGGCGGTTAACTGGTTTTGCGCTTACCCCAACCAACAGGGGATTTGCTGCTTTCCATTGAGCCTGTTTCTCTGCGCGACGTTCGCGGCGGCGTGTTTGTGCATCCATCTGGATTCTCCTGTCAGTTAGCTTTGGTGGTGTGTGTGAGTCGTAGTCCTGAACGAAAACACCCCACGATTGGCTCATTTGCAGCTAATCCGGATTCGCACTTCCGGCCAATGCTTCGTTTCGTATCACACACCCCAAAGCCTTCTGCTTTGAATGCTGCCCTTCTTCAGGGCTTAATTTTTAAGAGCATCACCTTCAATGGTGGTCAGTGCGTCCTGCTGATGGCTTAAAATTACAAGAAAGATTGTATGTTGTAAACAAGAAATATTGTAAAAAAGGGGTATGAAAAACAAACTCCATTGTTTTTAAACGGAAAATAGTTTGTTTTTTGGTTATCGAGATTGAGGTGGGGATTACTGGTTGCAGGTTCCGACTACATCACCAACAAAGGATTTGGTTGATGTAAGTTGTTGCATACCTGGGATGTTCATTACTTTGGAGTAAAGAGCTTTTTTGTTTGTAGTGATTGACCAGGTTTCAACGGTTATTCCTCCTCCAGACTGGTATTCTCCTACCATAGTGTTCGATGACAAAGCAGTGTATTTCATCTCTGGATAGACGCCAGAAACTGATTCATAAACTGATGATTTATCGCCATTTATTGTTACGTGGAAAACGGAATCTTCCGTGTTGTCTTTTGTAAACTCGTAACGATCGCCATTCATTGCCCCGTACCCGTGCAGGTTTGTGACAATCCAGCATTCAGAATTGGCGCTGGTAGTTAAGAGTATTGAGAGTAGCGCCGCAATCCTGATCATACGAATTTTACCCTCGCTTCCACGACAACACCGATAATCTTGCAGTTCCCGTTGATAGGAGTCATAGGCCATGAAGGATTCAGGCCTTTCAGGTACTTCTGCCCGCCATCTATAACCAGTTTCTTGAATGTTGCTTCGTTCGCGTCAGTCAGTTTGGCTACAACAAGGCTTCCATTCACTGGCTCGCGTCCAGTATCTACTAACACCATATGACCTTCAGGGATGCTTTGACCTACAGGTGAGGTCATGGAATCACCTTCAACCTTCAGCCAGAATCCATCGCCTAATAAGTTAACGTCACTGTCATACCATTCATCAATGTCCTTGATATCGTAGGGTTCACAAGCTTCACACCACGAACCAGCTCTAACCATGCTAATCAATGGATATTTCCCTTTGGGCTCAACGTGCCCAACAAATCTAACATTCGAATCAGAGGTGCCATTGAGCAGCCAGTCAACACTTACGCCAAGAGCTGACGCAAGTTCTGGTAAAAAGCGTGGTCGCTTAGTTTTACCGTTTTCGAGCTGCTCTATAGACTGCTGGGTAGTCCCCACCTTTTGAGCAAGTTCAGCTTGGTTAAGTCCAAGCTGAATTCTTTTGCTTTTTACCCTGGAAGAAATACTCATAAGCCACCTCTGTTATTTACCCCCCCCAATCTTCACAAGAAAAACTGTATTTGACAAACAAGATACATTGTATGAAAATACAAGAAAGTTTGTTGATGGAGGCGATATGCAAACTCTTTCTGAACGCCTCAAGAAGAGGCGAATTGCGTTAAAAATGACGCAAACCGAACTGGCAACCAAAGCCGGTGTTAAACAGCAATCAATTCAACTGATTGAAGCTGGAGTAACCAAGCGACCGCGCTTCTTGTTTGAGATTGCTATGGCGCTTAACTGTGATCCGGTTTGGTTACAGTACGGAACTAAACGCGGTAAAGCCGCTTAAGACATTCCCGCTCTTACACATCCCAGCCCTGAAAAAGGGCATCAAATTAAACCACACCTATGGTGTATGCATTTATTTGCATACATTCAATCAATTGTTATCTAAGGAAATACTTACATATGGTTCGTGCAAACAAACGCAACGAGGCTCTACGAATCGAGAGTGCGTTGCTTAACAAAATCGCAATGCTTGGAACTGAGAAGACAGCGGAAGCTGTGGGCGTTGATAAGTCGCAGATCAGCAGGTGGAAGAGGGACTGGATTCCAAAGTTCTCAATGCTGCTTGCTGTTCTTGAATGGGGGGTCGTTGACGACGACATGGCTCGATTGGCGCGACAAGTTGCTGCGATTCTCACCAATAAAAAACGCCCGGCGGCAACCGAGCGTTCTGAACAAATCCAGATGGAGTTCTGAGGTCATTACTGGATCTATCAACAGGAGTCATTATGACAAATACAGCAAAAATACTCAACTTCGGCAGAGGTAACTTTGCCGGACAGGAGCGTAATGTGGCAGATCTCGATGATGGTTACGCCAGACTATCAAATATGCTGATTGAGGCTTATTCAGGCGCAGATCTGACCAAGCGACAGTTTAAAGTGCTGCTTGCCATTCTGCGTAAAACCTATGGGTGGAATAAACCAATGGACAGAATCACCGATTCTCAACTTAGCGAGATTACAAAGTTACCTGTCAAACGGTGCAATGAAGCCAAGTTAGAACTCGTCAGAATGAATATTATCAAGCAGCAAGGCGGCATGTTTGGACCAAATAAAAACATCTCAGAATGGTGCATCCCTCAAAACGAGGGAGGTTCCCCTAAAATGAGGGACATCCCTCAAAACGAGGGAAAATCCCCTAAAACGAGGGATAAAACATCCCTCAAATTAGGGGATTGCTATCCCTCAAAACAGGGGGACACAAAAGACACTATTACAAAAGAAAAAAGAAAAGATTATTCGTCCGAGAATTCTGGCGAATCCTCTGACCAGCCAGAAAACGATCTTTCTGTGGTTAAACCGGATGCTGCAATTCAGAGCGGCAGCAAGTGGGGAACAGCAGAAGACCTGACCGCCGCAGAGTGGATGTTTGACATGGTGAAGACCATCGCACCATCAGCCAGAAAACCGAATTTTGCAGGGTGGGCTAACGATATCCGCCTGATGCGTGAACGTGACGGACGTAACCACCGCGACATGTGCGTGCTGTTCCGCTGGGCATGCCAGGACAACTTCTGGTCCGGTAACGTGCTAAGTCCGGCCAAACTCCGCGACAAGTGGACCCAACTCGAAATCAACCGTAACAAGCAACAGGCTGGCGTGACAGCTGGAAAACCAAAACTCGACCTGACAAACACTGACTGGATTTACGGGGTGGATTTATGAAAAACATCGCCGCACAGATGGTTAACTTTGACCGTGAGCAGATGCGTCGGATCACCAACAACATGCCGGAACAGTACGACGAAAAGCCGCAGGTACAACAGGTAGCGCAGATCATCAACGGTGTGTTCAGCCAGTTACTGGCAACTTTCCCGGCGAGCCTGGCTAACCGTGACCAGAACGAAGTGAACGAAATCCGCCGCCAGTGGGTTCTGGCTTTCCGGGAAAACGGGATCACCTCGATGGAACAGGTTAACGCAGGAATGCGCGTAGCCCGTCGGCAGAATCGACCATTTCTTCCATCACCCGGGCAGTTTGTTGCATGGTGCCGGGAAGAAGCATCCGTTATCGCCGGACTGCCAAACGTCAGCGAGCTGGTTGATATGGTTTACGAGTATTGCCGGAAGCGAGGCCTGTATCCGGATGCAGAGTCTTATCCGTGGAAATCGAACGCGCACTACTGGCTGGTTACCAACCTGTACCAGAACATGCGGGCCAATGCGCTGACTGACGCGGAATTACGACGCAAGGCTGCCGATGAACTGACCTGTATGACAGCGCGAATTAACCGTGGTGAGACGATACCTGAACCAGTAAAACAACTTCCTGTCATGGGCGGCAGACCTCTAAATCGTGTTCAGGCGCTGGCGAAGATCGCAGAAATTAAAGCTAAGTTCGGACTGAAAGGAGCAAGTGTATGACGGGCAAAGAGGCAATTATTCATTACCTGGGGACGCATAATAGCTTCTGTGCGCCGGACGTTGCCGCGCTAACAGGCGCAACAGTAACCAGCATAAATCAGGCCGCAGCTAAAATGGCACGGGCAGGTCTTCTGGTTATCGAAGGTAAGGTCTGGCGAACGGTGTATTACCGGTTTGCTACCAGGGAAGAACGGGAAGGAAAGATGAGCACGAACCTGATTTTTAAGGAGTGTCGCCAGAGTGCAGCGATGAAACGGGTATTGGCGGTATATGGAGTTAAAAGATGACCATCTACATCACTGAGCTAATAACAGGCCTGCTGGTAATCGCAGGCCTTTTTATTTGGGGGAGAGGGAAGTGAACGATAGCTACCGACAGTTTGAAAACTGGTGGTCAAAAGACAAAAGCCAGTTCACGGGAGACGATGAATTAAAAGAGTTTGCCTGGGTGATATGGCAGGCATCGCGCTCTGCTATTGAACTGGATATCGACTGGCCCGAATCGAATGACGACTTTTGGAAAGATGGTGAAGAAGGTGCTTATGCGATGGGTTATGAGGATGGGCGTGACAAAACGGTAATTGCAGTAATGAAAGCCATCAGGGCCGCAGGAATCAAAGAAAAGAATTTCGATTAAGCAAATATCACTTCAATAAATCGCTTTTAAGGCATCACAATCGCTCTGTGGTGAGGTAAGCACGTGCAAGACATGCCAATAAGCAGTGAGAATGAAAAATGCGTCAGAATGCGTTTGAGGAGGTTTTAAGAAATGAGTACGATAGCTGAGCTTGTCAGGGCTAATTTTCGTGAAGAGTTGGTGCGTTGGTATCGGTATCGTTCATCGTCCAGTTTGCCGCTTGATGAGTTGTATGAGCATTCACCTGCCGCACGACGCTATCCGCGTGACCGTGTTCTTCGACGGTTGTTCAAACTCAACAATGAGTTTCAGCGCAACAGAATTATCCGGAGTCTGGATTTAAAGTGAAGGAGTGAGCATGAGCGACCTATCATTAACCCAGCCAAAGCTAAAAGAATGTCCGTTTTGCGGCGGTAATGCTCGTCTGTGGGTTGAGGCCGGAATAAATATTGATGTGTGGGGCTATGCAGAATGTGACCTCTGTGAAGCCAGGGGGGCATGGGCACCATCAGTTGCTGCGGCGGCTGAAAAATGGAACCGGAGAGCAGGAGATGAAGCAAACCTTTCTGCTTCGCAACGAAGCAATCAGAAATAACGCCATAGACGCCATTCTCTCACTACCCATCGACGACAAGTCACCCCACGAAGTCCACGTTAAAGAACCCAAGCGCAGCAAAGCGCAGAATGACCGTATGTGGCCGATGCTGAACGATGTTTCGCGTCAGGTGCTATGGCATGGTCAACGGCTGGCGCCGGAAGACTGGAAAGACCTGTTCACTGCCCTGTGGCTTAAGACCAAAAAACTGGAGCAACGAAGTGTGCCTGGTATCGACGGTGGCGTTGTCATGCTTGGCGTGCGTACCAGCAAAATGCGGAAGGCCAGCATGACTGAGCTTATCGAAATCATGTTCTGGTTCGGCTCAGAGCGCAACGTGCGGTGGAGTGATGACTCCCGGCGAGAGTATGAATGGTCACAACGAAAAGGTAGGGCTGCATGACTATCAAATCAAATACGCCAGCACACGACAAGGACTGCTGGCAAACGCCGCTTTGGCTTTTTGATGCACTGGATATTGAGTTTGGATTCTGGCTGGATTCGGCAGCGAGCGACAAAAATGCTCTGTGCGCTCACTGGTTAACTGAGGCCGACGACGCGCTAAATTCTGAGTGGATAAGCCACGGTGCAATCTGGAATAACCCACCGTACAGCAATATCAGGCCGTGGGTGGAAAAAGCCGCTGAGCAGTGCATACAACAGCGACAGACGGTAGTGATGCTTGTGCCAGAGGATATGTCAGTCGGATGGTTCAGCAAGGCTCTGGAGAGTGTTGACGAAGTTCGCATCATCACTGATGGACGGATTAATTTTATCGAACCATCGACAGGGCTGGAGAAGAAGGGAAACAGTAAAGGCTCCATGCTGCTGATTTGGCGACCGTTCATCAGTCCTCGACGGATGTTTACTACCGTATCCAAAGCGGCATTGATGGCGATCGGGCAGGGCGTCAGGAGGGCGGCATGAGGCGACAGCGACGAAGTTTCACCGACATCATCTGCGAAAACTGCAAATACCTTCCAACGAAACGCTACAGAAATAAACGCAAGCCAATCCCAAAAGAATCTGACGTAAAAACCTTCAATTACACGGCTCACCTGTGGGATATCCGGTGGCTAAGACATCGTGCGAGGAAAACAAGGTAATTGACTAAAATCGAAGTTACGAACAAGAAAGCGTCGAGCGGGCTTCAGTGTACACTGAGTGGATTCTATCTAGGCTTAGTGCATACAGAAGATTGCTGGTAAAGGACATGCCAGGCAAAACGATGAGGACTGATATTTATGAAAACATCTGATTTTTTACTGTTCTTGCATGCGGTACAGGAGGGGCTTTGACCGGGCATTTTATCGTGAATATTTTCACTTGGTATTTCTTTGGTTTTAGAGATTACTTCACTCGATGGGTTTTAAATAGTTTTCGTCGGTTTATCGGGTGCAAGCCTGATATGAGAATTTATAAAGATGAAAAGAATTGATTGTTAATGTGTTATGAGGTTTTTTGTTGTGAGTTTGTAATTTGCTTTTATAGAAATACATTAAGTAAATATAATTAAATATTCAAATTGTATATGTATGCGACATGTTGGTGTTTGGTCGCATACACTGTTGAATATTTGGCTAATGTTATATCAATATAGAGTTAAAGTCTAACACAACATAGACTCTCTATATGCTAACGTCTTGACTATAACTGCAATTATTTTTTCATTAACTTCGTTACCCATGCTTAAACGCGAAATATCTTTTTCATGAGTTTTGTTTAAAAATATCAAGAAATTTTTCATTTCGTTTGGTAATGTATTTAGTTCTGTTTCTGAGAATCTTTTTTCATAAATCTCATCGATTTTATGTTTGCATGTTTCTGATTGTGATGTATTTAAAATGGCTCTTTCTCCTTGGGTACAGGAGTTTATAACTTCTTTCAGTATTTGTTTTTGGTCTTCTGGGGATGTTCTTTGTCCATTGAATGCGTAAGATATCCTGTCTTTTGTTTTGAAAAGTGGCATGGTTATATTTTTTGTATGCTGGAGGTCAACACAAAGAGCTATTGCCTGAGTATTTAGTATGTCCGGATTATGGGAGTAAGTTGATCTTTTCAAAGCATTAGCACTTGCTGATGCCCCTTCATATGGATTTTGATGAAATAATAGATTTAGTATGTTTACGATGAATAAAGACATCATTTGTGGTGGTGTGCCTTTCTCAAGAGAGCGCATGATTGCTCCCGATAAAGAGGACATCAGACTTAATCCTTGTGTTAATACCCGCTGGGTGGTTTTAAAGGCCGCTTCTTGCGATATAAATTTCTGAGCAGAATTTGGGTTATCAGAAGAACCATGTTTATAAGCTTTATACCACGAGTCACCTAATATAGCTAAGGCCAATGGTATATCAACATAACTCACTCCCCTACCTATAGTTCTTACTATGCTACCTGTTTTAACTGCTCCATTAAGCATTAACAGTGGTGACATGGTTAGTAATGTACTTGTTAAACATAGAGTAAATCGTGCTATAACCGAACCTGTTATTTTTTTATTACTTATACAATACTTAACTTCATCTATTAGTTTAGGATATTGATAGAATATTGTTGGTGCATGAAATAAAGTTGCTGATAGTAAATCACCAAGTATGCGTACCTGGGTTATATCTAGTGATAATACATTACTTAAGAATGCTTCTGTATTTATTGTTGGAGAAGGTGATGTATATAAAGATGGTTGTTGAGACTGTGAAGGTGATTTGTTATAGTCGCCATTAAAAAATAATGCCTGTATGAGCAAGTGAATGCTGATTCCGCCTCCGGCTCTGAACGCATATGGAAGTATCTGTTCGATTTTATTGTGTATGGCCATATAGGCTTTATAAAAACATCCTGACTGATTATATACCTGATGATATTGATCGTTCAGAACTCTCATAAGATGGAGAACAGTTTCTGCACTCTCATTCTCTTTTGGTATAATTTCATGAATGATGCTGTCCAGTTGATATTTTTGCTTGCATGTTAGGATTTTTGTAATTCTTTCATCGATTTCAATGCATATTGAATTATTTTTATCGGATAATAACAAATCATTTTCCTGTGTATTTGTTTGTATCTCTTGTGGGATATTAATTACCACATCCGTACATGTTCTATCCACCTCATTTGTCTTTATGTTGTCAAGAAAATCATTTAACGTCAGTTGAGAACCCAATTCATTAATGTAGTCCAATGATGACGTAGAAGAGCTATTATCAAGAAAATCGTTCAGAGTGAGCTCGGAGTCGTTTCTTGTTATCGGATATACATTTGTGGAAGCGGCTAATTTAATACTCCGGTTGCTGGAGGTAGAAGCTGTTGGTTCAGAGGTTGACGAACACTGCATGTCAATGCATACATAACCTTTATTTGAAGTTGAATTTGGAATCAAGTTTCCTCCTGAATTAATGGTTTTTCATAATACTAACTATTGATAAAAATATTTTGCATTTCATTAAAATAAAAAATCCCATGGAAAATATTTTTTGTTAGTTATTACATACAGCACATCAGGTCGTCAATATAGTCTAACTATAGTTATCACCAAAAACTTGCCTCGATTTTAGATTTTTCCAGTATTTGTAGATATTGCACTGAACACCGAATACGTAGCAGAGGGTGTCTACACGATAACGTTCTATGAGCTACCATGTTGTCGAAAAATTGTTTAGTGAGTATGACATCAGGAATGTGGTGGTCTGTTTTAATATTTCTATTTCTATTTCTATTTCTATTTCTATTTCTATTTCTATTTCTATTTCTATTTCTATTTCTGTTTGTTGTGGTTTTTTCTTTAGTTCATGTATTTCGATTTGTTTCTGAATTATCGGGGGTAGTGTCTTCCCTTTTCCCTGAGGCTTATCATGCAGTTATTTTCGCCATCTTGGTATTGTGGAAATACCGACATCCATAGCTTTGGTGAGCTCTGTTCAGGTGGCCAAATTCAGAAAACCATTACGGAGGAAGAAGGCGATGGCTAAACCAGCGCGAAGACGATGTAACCGTAAAAGAGAAGATTTAACTGTTAAAAGGATATTTGAGTTACTAAGTTTCGATAAATCTACCGGGGTATTTAGATGGAAAGTTCCCACTCAGGGAAGGATAGCATTAAATAGTGTTGCTGGAGCTTTTGATTCCAACGGTTATTCAATGATCATGATAGATGGGCGTAGATATAAAACTCACGTCTTAGTTTTTTACATAACTCATAATCGTTGGCCTGCTGGTCAAATTGACCACGTTAATGGAATTAGGACCGACAATAGGCCAGAAAATTTAAGAGAATGCCTGCCAATAGAAAATTCAAGAAATATAAGGATCCGAAAGAATAGCAAATCAGGTTGCAGAGGGGTTACTTGGCACAAACGACAGAAAAAATGGAATGTTAGGCTAGGATTCCATGGCAAGAGTAAACACTTCGGATGCTTTGATGATCTGGAGTTAGCGGTACTAGTTGCTGAAGAAGCCCGAGATAAGTATTACGGTGATTTTTCCGGCAACGAAAGGAGCACTTATGCGAATCTATCGAAGGAAATGTAAATGTTGCAATGAATGGTTTATACCAAAATATCAAAATCAATATTGGTGTAATGAGATTTGTGGAACCAAGATAGCACTCGAACGACGAAGTAAAGAACGCGAAAAAGCGGAAAAGGCAGAAAAGGCAGCAGAGAAGAAACGACGACGAGAGGAGCAGAAACAGAAAGATAAACTGAAGATTCGAAAACTCGCCTTAAAGCCCCGCAGTTACTGGATTAAACAAGCCCAACAAGCCGTAAACGCCTTCATCAGAGAAAGAGACCGCGACTTACCATGTATCTCGTGCGGAACGCTCACGTCTGCTCAGTGGGATGCCGGACATTACCGGACAACTGCTGCGACACCTCAACTCCGATTTGATGAACGCAATATTCACAAGCAATGCGTGGTGTGCAACCAGCACAAAAGCGGAAATCTCGTTCCGTATCGCGTCGAACTGATTAACCGCATCGGGCAGGAAGCAGTAGACGAAATCGAATCGAACCATAACCGCCATCGCTGGACTGTCGAAGAATGCAGGGCGATCAAGGCGAAGTATCAGCAGAAACTTAAAGACCTGCGAAACAGCAGAAGTGAGGCCGCATGACGTTCACAGTAAAAACCATTCCTGACATGCTCGTTGAGGCATATGAAAATCAGACCGAGGTAGCCAGAATACTGAACTGTAGTCGCAACACGGTCAGAAAATACACTGGCGATAAAGAAGGAAAAAGACACGCTATTGTCAACGGTGTTCTTATGGTTCATCGCGGATGGGGTAAAGATACTGATGCGTGATATCCGGCAGGTTCTTGAGTGCTGGGGGGCATGGGCGGCAAATAACCATGAGGATGTGACCTGGTCACCCATTGCCGCCGGATTTAAGGGACTGATCCCCGAAAAAGTAAAATCACGCCCGCAGTGCTGTGACGATGATGCGATGGTGATATGCGGGTGTATAGCCCGCCTTTACCGGAACAATCGCGATCTGCATGACTTGCTGGTTGATTATTACGTGCTGGGGGGGACGTTCATGGCGCTGGCACGGAAACATGGGTGCTCTGACACCTGTATAGGTAAACGCCTTCACAAAGCGGAGGGGATTGTTGAAGGCATGCTGATGATGCTGGGAGTGAGGCTTGAGATGGATCGGTATGTTGAGCGTGAATTGCCGGGAGGGAGAACCTCTGTATTTTATCAGCGAAAAAATAGTTTACGATCGTAAAAATCTGCATATCATGATAAGAGTGGTTACATTGCCACGCTGCTTAACCCGCCGATGCGCGGGTTTTTTTGTACCCAGAATCCTGTGAGCTATACGGAAAGTACACAGAAAGGAAGGTGCGACCACAATTAATAACAAAATCTTAAAAATTGCACATGGCACTATTAGTTTTCTAAATATTGTGTATTTTTTGTATTGCAGGATGACCCTGTAACGAAGTTTGCGTAACAGCATTTTGCTCTACGAGTTTGCCAGCCTCCCCCAGTGGCTGGCTTTTTTATGTCCGTAACATCCTGTGTATCAATAAATGTTGTTGTCTACGTACGTCAAGTAGTCGCATGAGATCTGACCAGATATGTTAAGGTTGCAGCTCTCTTTGAATATAATTATCATTTTCATTACGTTATTGTTACGTTTATCCGGTGCGCCGTAAAACGCCGTCCTTCAGGGGGTGGAGGATGTCAAGAATATAGTTATCGTATGGTGCTCAAGGAGTATTGTGTAATATGAAAATAATTATTTTTAGAGTGCTAACTTTTTTCTTTGTTATCTTTTCAGTTAATGTGGTTGCGAAGGAATTTACCTTAGACTTCTCGACTGCAAAGACGTATGTAGATTCGCTGAATGTCATTCGCTCTGCAATAGGTACTCCATTACAGACTATTTCATCAGGAGGTACGTCTTTACTGATGATTGATAGTGGCACAGGGGATAATTTGTTTGCAGTTGATGTCAGAGGGATAGATCCAGAGGAAGGGCGGTTTAATAATCTACGGCTTATTGTTGAACGAAATAATTTATATGTGACAGGATTTGTTAACAGGACAAATAATGTTTTTTATCGCTTTGCTGATTTTTCACATGTTACCTTTCCAGGTACAACAGCGGTTACATTGTCTGGTGACAGTAGCTATACCACGTTACAGCGTGTTGCAGGGATCAGTCGTACGGGGATGCAGATAAATCGCCATTCGTTGACTACTTCTTATCTGGATTTAATGTCGCATAGTGGAACCTCACTGACGCAGTCTGTGGCAAGAGCGATGTTACGGTTTGTTACTGTGACAGCTGAAGCTTTACGTTTTCGGCAAATACAGAGGGGATTTCGTACAACACTGGATGATCTCAGTGGGCGTTCTTATGTAATGACTGCTGAAGATGTTGATCTTACATTGAACTGGGGAAGGTTGAGTAGTGTCCTGCCTGATTATCATGGACAAGACTCTGTTCGTGTAGGAAGAATTTCTTTTGGAAGCATTAATGCAATTCTGGGAAGCGTGGCATTAATACTGAATTGTCATCATCATGCATCGCGAGTTGCCAGAATGGCATCTGATGAGTTTCCTTCTATGTGTCCGGTAGATGGAAGAGTCCGTGGGATTACGCACAATAAAATATTGTGGGATTCATCCACTCTGGGGGCAATTCTGATGCGCAGAACTATTAGCAGTTGAGGGGGTAAAATGAAAAAAACATTATTAATAGCTGCATCGCTTTCATTTTTTTCAGCAAGTGCGCTGGCGACGCCTGATTGTGTAACTGGAAAGGTGGAGTATACAAAATATAATGATGACGATACCTTTACAGTTAAAGTGGGTGATAAAGAATTATTTACCAACAGATGGAATCTTCAGTCTCTTCTTCTCAGTGCGCAAATTACGGGGATGACTGTAACCATTAAAACTAATGCCTGTCATAATGGAGGGGGATTCAGCGAAGTTATTTTTCGTTGACTCAGAATAGCTCAGTGAAAATAGCAGGCGGAGATTCATAAATGTTAAATACATCTCAATTCAGTCAGTTGTTGCCGGTCTGATAATAGATGTGTTAGAAAATTTCTGCATGGTGAATCCCCCTGTGCGGAGGGGCGACTGGTGAACGGTATGATCTCTTTGATGATCGTAAGCGAGAATACGCGGGTTTGGTGGCACCAGGCCGAACTCACCGGGAGGCACCCGGCACCATGCAGTATTCAGAGATTAGGCATATATCCAGGCTCCTCATCGCAGGAGCCTTTTTACATGCAAAAAAAACCGCTCCTGGGAAGAGCGGCTGGCAAGAAGAAACAATATGAACAATTAATTAACGATGGTAATAATACCTTAGAGTAATCACCTTGCGCAACTGTAAGGGCATATTTCATCTTTGCGGGCTGTTTTTCTGTGTGGCTTCTGTGTTTCCGGAGGGCAGCCTGTACCTTTTCTGACTCAGAACATTATCCCGGCCGGGAGGATTCATGGCATTTAAACACTACGATGTGGTCAGGGCGGCATCGCCGTCAGGCCTTGCTGAACGAATAACTCAAAAACTGAAGGAAGGGTGGCAGCCTTATGGTAGTGCGCTGATTTCGACAGCTGGTTATGGTGCAGAGTTTATCCAGCCAGTTGTGAGTGAGGGGGAGCTTCCCTCACTTGCAGAGTCAGGCAATCACCCGCATGTTTCAGCGAAGCCTGAAGCAGCGCCGGAATATTACTATGTGATTGCGCTTGCCGGTCAGTCCAATAGCATGGCATATGGTGAAGGCCTTCCGCTGCCGGAGACATATGACCGTCCGGACCCGCGCATTAAGCAGCTGGCGCGTCGCAGTACGGTGACACCGGGCGGTGTCGCCTGTAAATATAACGACATCATTCCGGCGGACCATTGTCTGCATGATGTGCAGGACATGAGCCGCCTTAACCATCCGAAAGCGGACCTGTCAAAGGGGCAGTACGGAACCGTGGGGCAGGGGCTGCATATCGCCAAAAAATTGCTGCCGTTTATACCGGCGAATGCGGGCATTCTGCTGGTTCCGTGCTGTCGTGGTGGTTCAGCGTTCACCACCGGAGCCGATGGCACATACAGTGACGCGAGTGGTGCCTCGGAGAATTCAACCCGCTGGGGTGTGGACAAGCCGCTGTATAAGGACCTTATCGGTCGAACAAAAGCAGCACTGAAGAAGAATCCGAAAAATGTGCTGTTTGCCGTGGTGTGGATGCAGGGGGAATTTGATTTTGGCGGTACGCCGGCAAATCACGCAGCACAGTTTGGTGCGCTGGTTGATAAATTCCGTGCAGACCTGGCGGATATGGCAGGTCAGTGCGTCGGTGGCTCTGCTGGCGGTGTTCCCTGGATATGTGGAGATACGACGTATTTCTGGAAGCAGAAGAACGAATCCACGTACCAGACGGTGTACGGCAGCTATAAAAACAAAACGGAAAAGAATATCCATTTCGTACCGTTCATGACCGATGAGAACGGGGTGCATGTGCCGACGAACAAACCGGAAGAAGACCCGGACATTCCGGGTATCGGATATTACGGTTCGAAATGGCGTGACAGCTCAGCCACCTGGACGTCACAGGACAGGGCGAGCCATTTCAGCGCCTGGGCACGCCGTGGGATTATTTCCGACCGTCTGGCAACGGCGATTTTGCGCCATGCGGGAAGAGTGGCGCTAAACGCGGGGGCATCATCGACAGTATCAGAGGTGCGCCCGTCATCGCCTTCCGGTGCAGAAGCCACAGGCGTCACAACACTGCTCTCTTACCTTGCCAGCGAGTCAGAGGGAAGCCTGAAAGTACAGGGATGGTCAGCCAGTGGCGGCAGGGCAGAAGTGGTCAGCGATGCGGAGGGAACCGGAGGTAAGGCAGTGAAGCTGACCAAGGAGGCCGGTAAAAGCAGCTGGGTGCTGGAGTACGCCGCGGGCAACGGTGCGGCTCTGTTACAGAAAGGGGGGCAGATTCGCTGCCGCTTTAAGGTTTCGGGAGCGCTGGCTGCGAACCAGTATGTTATGGCGTTTTACTGGCCGGTCTCTTCACTGCCACAGGGCGTTGCCCTGACCGGAGGCGGAGGGAATAACCTGCTGGCAGCGTTCTACATCCAGACAGATGCAAAAGACCTGAATGTGATGTACCACAATGCGAAAGTGGCGACAAACAACCTGAAACTGGGAACCTTTGGCGCATTTGATAACGAATGGCATACGCTGGCTTTCCGCTTTGCCGGGAATAACAGCCTTCAGGTGACGCCGGTTATTGATGGTCAGGATGGCACACCGTTCACGCTGACGCAGTCACCGGTCAGTGCATTTGCGGCGGATAAACTGCATGTGACAGACATTACCAGGAATGCGACTTACCCGGTGCTGATTGACAGCATTGCGGTGGAAGTGAACAGCACAGACACTGCGGCATGATAAAAAAACCGCCAGCGACAGGAATGGACGCTGGCGGTGGTAATACCTATGGAGAAAAAATAAAGGAACGATACTTTCGTGCTCTGGTTTTTTAAATGAAAACAGTTCTTATTGTCAACAATAACGGAAAGAAATTATGACATTTCTGAACCAGTTAATGCTGTACTTCTGTACGGTGGTCTGTGTGCTGTATCTCCTTTCGGGTGGGTACAGGGCCATGCGTGACTTCTGGCGCAGACAGATTGACAAAAGGGCCGCTGAGAAAATCAGCGCCAGTCAGTCAGCCGGAAGCAAACCCGAAGAGCCGCTCATTTAGCGGCAACTTTCTTAATCACATCTTTCGACGAGAAAATCCCATGTCAGAAATTACATCCCTGGTCACTGCTGAAGCGGTGAAGGAAGTCCTGCGCTCTGAAGAAGTCCGGAGCGCACTGAAACAGAAACTTCGCCATAACCTGGAAGCGCGTCTTGATGCAGAGGTTGATGCCATTCTGGATGAGCTGCTTGGTGTACAGGCAGAGCCACCGACTGAAGCGGGAGATACCACCGCAGAGAGCGGTGAAGTTCAGCCTGAATCACCGGTCGCCGATGCGACTGAACCTCAACCCGAATCGGTCATGATGCTGTAACGGGGAGTCAGGGCCATCAGTAAACAGCTGCTGGCCTTTTTCATGTTGTGAGCTTCCGGATTGCGGGAGACGGGGTATGTACCAGATGGAAAAAATCACAACAGGTGTGTCATACACCACGTCAGCGGTGGGAACGGGCTACTGGTTCCTGCAGTTGCTGGACAGGGTTTCCCCGTCTCAGTGGGCGGCAATAGGCGTGCTGGGGAGTCTGCTGTTTGGTCTGCTGACGTACCTGACGAACCTGTATTTCAAAATCAGAGAGGACAGGCGTAAGGCGGCACGGGGAGAGTAAGCTGATGAACAGGAAACTCCGCTATGGTTTATCGGCTGCCGTTCTGGCGCTGATTGCCGCAGGTGCTTCTGCGCCTGAAATCCTCGACCAGTTTCTGGATGAAAAGGAAGGCAACCACACCACGGCATACCGTGATGGTGCGGGTATCTGGACCATCTGCCGAGGCGCCATCATGGTGGATGGTAAGCCTGTGATTCCTGGCATGAAGCTGTCGAAGGAAAAATGCGACCGGGTTAACGCTATCGAACGGGATAAGGCGCTGGCATGGGTGGAGCGTAATATAAAAGTTCCACTGACCGAGCCACAAAAAGCAGGTATCGCGTCATTTTGCCCCTATAACATTGGCCCCGGTAAGTGTTTCCCGTCGACGTTTTATAAGCGGCTTAATGCAGGCGATCGCAGGGGAGCGTGTGAGGCGATTCGCTGGTGGATTAAGGACGGTGGCAGAGACTGCCGTATCCGTTCAAACAACTGTTACGGTCAGGTATCAAGACGTGACCAGGAGAGTGCGCTGGCATGCTGGGGTATCGACAGGTAAGCAGAATATTTTGCTGAAAAATGACGTTGACCAACGCGGGCAGATAACACGAAATCCTGCGAACTGGCAAAATGTAAGTGAATAAAGTCAACAAGATTGTTTCATGAAGAGGCACCGTAATGGTGCCTTTGTCATTTCTGCGCTTCGCACAAGCGTAAATAAACCAAAGAACCTTTCAGGATGAGCCCTGGTGGATAACCGGCAGTGGTCTGGTTAACCCTCTTTGGGCTGGTTATTCCTGTGCGCAGGGTTCATCACTAAAAGGAAATAACCGATGAATATGATGACCGTGCCGTTTCACGGCGATTCTCTTTATGTGGTTAACCATAACGGCGAACCATAACGGCGAACCATACGTTCCCATGAAACCTGTCGTTGCGGGGATGGGGCTGGCCTGGCAATCACAGTTGGCTAAGTTAAGACAGCGTTTTGCGTCAACTATAACGGAAATCGTTATGGTTGCTGAGGATGGGAAACGACGCAATATGGTGTCCCTGCCGCTTCGAAAACTTGCAGGCTGGTTACAAACCATCAATCCCAACAAAGTAAAACCCGAAATCCGCGGCAAGGTAATCCAGTATCAGGAAGAGTGTGACGATGTTCTCTATGAATACTGGACGAAGGGTTTTGTCGTTAATCCCCGTAAAATGAGTGTGATGGAAGAACTCAACCAGGCTTGCGCTGACATGAAACGGGATAAAAACATTGCCAGTGTGTTTGCTACCGGGCTGAATGAGTGGAAACAGGTTAAATCCGCGCATGTATCAAAAATCCGCACATTGATAAACGAAGCGAATCTGCTGATTGATTTTGTCCTGGCTGATACAGGCAAAGGGAAAATAACAAAGGCGGATTGATGGAGTGGTGGCTAATGATATCGGATAAACTCATAACGCTGGCGAAGATCCTCTGTGTAATCGTCGGCATTTCATTTTTAGTCATGCTGGTTGCCATTTTCTTTTCCACCGCCTGGCGAGTCCTGACGTTATCGGGACTGGTGGGGTGAAAGAGAGATGAACCGTGTTCTGTGTGTGGTGATTATTGTCCTGCTGGTAGCCTGTGGTGCGCTTAGTCTGGGGCTGAATCATTACCGTGATAACGCCATCGCCTACAAAGAGCAGCGCGATAAAGCCACATCCATCATCGCTGATATGCAGAAGCGGCAACGTGATGTAGCAGAACTTGACGCCAGATACACAAAGGAGCTTGCTGATGCTAATGCGACTATCGAAAGTCTCCGTGCTGATGTTTCTGCTGGGCGTAAGCGCCTGCAAGTCTCCGCCACCTGTGCAAAGTCAACGACCGGAGCCAGCAGCATGGGCGATGGAGAAAGCCCAGGACTTACAGCAGATGCTGAACTCAATTATTACCGTCTCCGAGGTGGAATCGACAAGATAACCGCGCAGGTTAACTACCTGCAGGAGTACATCAGGACGCAATGCCTGAAATAATTTTTTTTGCAAATCACAAAGTCCATTTAATGAGCCTCGCGATGCGGGGCTTTTTGCAATAAATGCGTACCGCAACGCATGTTTTTTACACCGAACCTGCCCCTTTGGAATGGGCCTTTGAGGATACCAGTTAGTGCTGGCGAGCCTCGGTGGGCTGGTTTCCTGTGCGGCAAAGGTTCATTTCAAAGAGTAGGTACACGCTATGAAATCATTAACCCTCTTCAATCAACCAATCCGTATCGGTGAAGATGGCATGATCTGCCTCACTGATATGTGGAAAGCCAGTGGTAAAAGTGAATCTGAATCTCCGTACCACTACCTGCGAAACAAGCAGACCAAAGAGTTCTTGGCTGAGCTGGAGAAAAACCACGAATCTGTGGTTTTTACGGAACGCGGTGCGCACGGTGGAACTTATGGCGGAAAGTTCGTTGCTTATGATTACGCAGCATGGCTAAACCCCGGATTTAAATATGCAGCCTATAAAGTCCTCGATGATTACTTCACCGGAGAGCTTCATCATCGGAACAGCTTAAGTGCGCAGCTCAACATGAAATGTCATGAGTTTGATCAGAAAAAAGACATGGCGAGCTTCTGTGGACAAGGCCTCGCGGCATGGCGCTACACGAAACCTGGTTTGATCGCTGAAATTAACTCCCTGGCTAACCAGTTGCAGATTTCGATCCCCGGGCTTCCGGGATGAGTGATCGTGTCATTGAATGCGCCTCCAGAGCGGGGCGCGACTTCTCAGAGTTCATGAAAGGCGAGAAGGGTATGATGGAAGCATTGGCCTCGGTGGATGAGTTTGGCGAGCAGCTGCGCCTCAACGGCTGTGTCAATCATCACTTTGTTAGCTACATGATGCGGAACTCGATCATGCAGGCATTCATGGACATGGCAAAAGCCGAGAGGAAAGAAGAGCGCCGGCGTAAGCGAGCGGAAGCAAAAGCGAAGTAGCCATTACAAAGCCCATCTACTGGTGGGCTTGATAATGGCTTATACCCTACACGGGATAACTTAACTGATATCCCTTTTAACGGATAAAGGTATTCAAGCCTGACACATCATGCGCTGTATCGTCGCTGTATTTCCGCATTAACCATGACCGTAGCCCGACGGGGAATTCCTTCTGCGCGAGTGTGCGGGGATAATCAAAAACGATGCACACCGGGTTTTCTCATTTTTCACGAGATGGGAGCGATTTCCCGCGAAGCCGCCTGTCCGGTGCGGTGGTGGAAGAAACCGGATAAAACAACCGCATTGTGCAAATATCGATCAAATATGGTGCTGCTGTGTGAAATCTGAAAAATCACAGCGGTCATTATGCATCAGTTTTTAACACAGGACGTCAGAACGTGACATGGCAAAGCTGGACTGGAAAAAGCTGGAGCAGGCATTCCGACGCGAACATGCCGAAACGGGAATAACATTACTGGACTGGTGCCGGAAGAAAAAGATTAATTACAACACCGCCAGAACCCGTATAAAAATGGGCAAAATCGATCATGAAATTGATCATAAAACCGATCATGAAATCGATCATGACATCTCAGATGAAGAACCCTGCAATGACGCGGGTTCCGGCGATGAAAAATGCGCAAAAAACTCTGAAAAAAACTGCGCAAATTCGGCAGAAACGAAACGGATTCGTGGTTCCCGACTTTTACCACCTTCAAACGCTTTTTCTCAGCGAAACACCTACGCCGTAAGACACCGTGGATATGCGAAGTATCTTGAGGCAGATAACCTCATGGATGATGCGTCCGACATGGTGCTGTTTGATGAACTGGTGTTCACCCGGGCCCGCGCACTTTCAGTAACTAAGGCACTTAAAGGGATGTTCGCCGACCTGGAAGAGGCAACTGACGTGGAAACCCGTGTTGCTCTTTACGACAAAATACTCAAAGCTGAACAGGCCCTTGACCGGAATATTGCCCGTATCGAGTCAATTGAACGCTCATTGCTGACGCTGGACGTCCTGGCTGAGACAGCACCAAAACTTCGTGCTGACCGGGAAAGAATCAACGCCGCCAGAGATAAACTCAGAGCGGAAACCGATATTCTGACCAGCCAGCGTCGGGGCGTTGTTACGCCTGTCAGTGACATCGTGTCATCGCTGCATGAAATGAGTAATTCGGGGAGACTGGATGACATTCCGGAAGAATGAACCGCGATGTGATGAGCCGTCAGAAATGACCGAGGCTGAACAACGTCTGTTCATTATGACAAAACTGAGCAATCCCTGGTGGCGGCTCAATCATCTCTACAAAATACAGAACGAAAAAGGTGAACTGGTCACCTTCAGAATGCGACCGGCGCAGCGCCAGTTGTTCCGGAGCATGCACAATAAAAATATTATCCTGAAAGCACGCCAGCTGGGTTTTTCCACGGCCATTGATATTTATCTTCTCGACCAGGCATTATTCATTCCGCATCTCAAATGCGGGATCGTCGCTCAGGATAAACAGGCAGCCAGTGAAATTTTCCGCACAAAAATTGCTGTACCGTTTGATCATCTCCCTGACTGGCTGAGAGCCTCATTCACCATCGTTGAACGTCGTAGCGGTGCCAGCGGTGGCTATATCCTGTTTGGTCACGGCTCGAGTATTCAGGTGGCAACCTCATTTCGCTCAGGTACGGTGCAGCGCCTGCATATCTCAGAGCACGGCAAAATTTGCGCGAAATATCCGGCTAAGGCGAAAGAGCTGCGAACCGGTACGCTTAATGCCGTTTCTGATGAATGCATTATTTTTGATGAATCCACGGCTGAAGGCGTGGGTGGTGATTTTTACGAGATGAGTAACCGTGCACAGGAGAGCACTGCATCAGGCTTATTGCTGACGGCACAGGATTATAAATTCCATTTTTACGCATGGTGGCAGGATCCTAAATACAGCGCCAGAGTGCCGGAAAGCGGGCTGAAGCTGTCACGGGAAAAAATGACGTATTTTTCTGCGGTTGAGAAGGCAATGAACATCACGCTTACCGATGAGCAGAAGCAGTGGTACATCAATAAGGAAACTGAACAGCGTGAGGAAATGAAGCAGGAGTTTCCCTCAACGCCACAGGAGGCGTTTCTGACGTCCGGACGACGTGTGTTCAGTGCCGAAAGTACGTTGCAGGCAGAATCATTCTGTTCGCCACCGCTGATTGTTTATGACATTGAACCTGTTACAGGAAGGAAGACTAAAGCACAGTCTCTGCGTGACGGGAATAAAGCCGAACAGCACCGGACGCTGATGAATTATCTGCTGGTATGGGAACTGCCGGATCCGGATGAAGAGTATGTTTGTGGGGCAGATACTGCCGAAGGGCTGGAGCACGGAGACCGCTCATCGCTGGATGTTGTCAAACGCAGTAATGGCGAGCAGGTGGCTCACTGGTTCGGGCATCTCGATGCTGAACTTTTTGCTCATCTCATTTCGCAGGTCTGTCGTATGTATAACAACGCGTTTGTGGGGCCGGAGCGTAATAATCACGGACATGCAGTTATCCTGAAACTCCGGGAACTCTATCCGACACGTTATATCTACAACGAACAGCATCTTGACCAGGCATATGACGACGATACGCCCCGCCTTGGCTGGCTGACAACCCGTCAGAGCAAACCTGTTCTGACCGAAGGAATGAAAACGCTTCTGAATAATGGAATATCAGGGATCCGCTGGTCAGGCACATTATCGGAAATGAACACCTACGTTTATGACGCGAAAGGCTCCATGAATGCACAGGAAGGCTGCTTTGATGATCAGCTCATGAGCTACATGATTGCCCAGGAGATGCGCGCCAGAATGCCGGTGAGGGTAAAACAGAAAACGGATAAACGCAGAACCACACACTGGATGGCTCACTGATGAAAAATGAAACTAACACCATGGCGACGAAAAACGACAATGGAGCCACGCCGCGTTTTTCTCAGCGCCAGTTACAGGCGCTTTGTTCTGATATTGACAGCCAGCCTAAATGGCGTGATGCCGCAAACAAGGCCTGTGCGTATTACGATGGCGATCAGTTGCCACCGGAAGTTCTTCAGGTACTGAAAGATCGCGGTCAGCCGATGACTATCCATAACCTCATCGCGCCTACCGTCGATGGCGTTCTGGGAATGGAGGCCAAAACACGGACTGATCTGGTGGTGATGTCAGACGAGCCAGATGATGAAACTGAAAAACTGGCTGAAGCTATTAATGCTGAATTTGCCGATGCATGCCGCCTTGGCAATATGAATAAAGCCCGCTCTGATGCCTATGCGGAACAAATCAAGGCGGGCCTCAGTTGGGTGGAGGTCAGACGAAACAGCGATCCGTTCGGGCCTGAATTTAAGGTGTCTACTGTCAGCCGGAATGAGGTTTTCTGGGACTGGCTGAGCCGGGAGGCTGATTTAAGTGACTGCCGATGGCTGATGCGTCGCCGCTGGATGGATACCGATGAGGCAAAAGCTACATTCCCGGGAATGGCTCAGGTTATCGATTATGCCATTGATGACTGGCGTGGTTTTGTCGATACCACGGTTACTGAAGGCCAGCCCAGTCCGTTGATGAGTGCATGGGAAGAGTATCAGTCATGGGATCGACAGCAGAACGAATGGCTTCAGCGTGAACGCCGTCGTGTGCTGCTTCAGGTGGTTTATTACCGTACATTCGAGCGTCTTCCGGTGATTGAACTCAGTAATGGACGGGTGGTGGCCTTTGATAAAAATAATCTGATGCAGGCGGTAGCTGTGGCATCCGGGCGGGTTCAGGTGAAAGTCGGGCGGGTAAGCCGTATTCGTGAAGCCTGGTTTGTCGGGCCACACTTTATTGTGGATCGCCCCTGTAGTGCTCCGCAGGGGATGTTTCCGCTGGTTCCTTTCTGGGGATACCGAAAGGATAAAACCGGGGAGCCATACGGGCTAATTTCCCGCGCCATTCCGGCACAGGATGAGGTGAATTTTCGTCGTATCAAGCTGACCTGGTTGCTTCAGGCCAAACGCGTGATTATGGACGAGGATGCCACCCAGTTGTCAGACAACGACCTGATGGAGCAGATCGAACGTCCGGATGGCATTATTAAACTGAATCCGGTCCGAAAAAATCAGAAAAGTGTCGCAGATGTTTTTCGGGTTGAGCAGGATTTTCAGGTTGCCAGCCAGCAGTTTCAGGTCATGCAGGAATCGGAAAAACTTATCCAGGATACCATGGGGGTTTATTCCGCATTTCTCGGGCAGGAGTCAGGTGCGACGTCAGGCGTGGCTATCAGTAACCTGGTGGAGCAGGGGGCCACAACCCTTGCGGAAATCAACGATAACTACCAGTTTGCCTGCCAGCAGGTGGGAAGACTGTTGCTGGCTTATCTTCTCGATGACCTGAAAAAACGCCGTAATCATGCAGTGGTGATTAATCGCGATGATCGCCAGCGTCGCCAGACCATTGTCCTCAATGCTGAAGGTGATAATGGTGAACTGACCAATGATATTTCAAGGTTAAATACACATATTGCGCTGGCTCCTGTTCAGCAGACACCGGCGTTTAAGGCACAGCTTGCACAGAGAATGTCAGAGGTTATTCAGGGGCTGCCGCCTCAGGTGCAGGCTGTTGTGCTCGACCTGTGGGTTAATCTTCTGGATGTGCCGCAGAAACAGGAGTTTGTTGAGCGTATTCGTGCTGCGCTGGGGACGCCAAAATCACCGGATGAAATGACGCCGGAAGAACAGGAAGTAGCGGCACAACAACAGGCACTTCAGCAACAACAGGCAGAACTCCAGATGCGCGAGATGGCTGGCAGAGTGGCAAAACTGGAAGCTGACGCCGCCAGGGCACATGCAGCTGCACAACGGGATAATGCCAGTGCACAGCGGGAAGTCGCCCTGACACAGGGGCAGCGTTATGTGGATGCGCTTAACCAGGCACATACGGCAGAAATCATTACCGGCGTACAGAATATGGAACAGGAGCAGGACGTTCTTCAGCAACAGATGCTGTATACGTTACAACAGCGGATGAATGAAATGTCGCTCTGAAAACTCTGGCTTCAACTGAACCCCGTCATCGTACGGGGTTTTTTGTTTCCGGAGGTAAGCGTTCCGGGAGCGGTGCGCTTATTCGCGGGGGCAGCGATAAGCCTTATTTACTCAACCATTCGGATCTGTCCGATAAACAGACCATGCGGAGTTATTTATGGATTTTGAATTTACGGGTGAAGAAACCCCGGAACAACTGGAAAAAATGCTGGAAGGGCTTGGGGATGTGGATATTGACAGTCACGCACAGGACGTCGTGACGGAAGATACCACGGAAAAACATGCGGATGAGGAAGCACAGACTCAGACGGGCGATAACAATGTGGCACCGACGCCGGATGCCAGTGTGGAGCAGACGCAGGACGTGAAGGAGCCGGAAGCGAAGGGGGTGCTCACCCGCGACGGTAAACACGTCATTCCCTATGAAGTCCTTGAGGCTGAACGTTCCGGTAAGCAACGGGCCGAACAGGAAGCCGCACTTCTTCGTGGGCAGATAGCTGAAGAAAAACGCAGGGTGGAACTGCTGACGTCTCAGATCCACCAGGCCGGTATGAAGCCCACACCGTTACCGGAAAACGAAAAAATTTCTGATGAGCAGATTGCCCGTATCAGGGAGATGTATCCGGAAATTGGTGACGCGGTGGCTTCGCTCATCCGTAAAAATAACTATCTCCAGTCCCGTGTTCAGCAATCAGCACAGCAGGCAGAAGGTAATGGTGGTGAGGATTTATCACCGGTTCTTGATGCGATGAATGCCGTGCCGGTGCTGAAAACGTGGCAGGAGTCCGATCCAGATCGCTTCTCGGTTGCTGTATCCATCGACGGGAAGCTCCAGAATGACCCCGCATGGAAAGACAAAACGCTCACTGAACGTTTCGCTGAAGTGGCCCGTCGTACGCAGGTTGCTTTCGGTGAAGTCAGTGAGTCGTCTGCTGACAACAAGGCAGACAAAACGGATATCCGGAAAACGGCGGAAGAGAAAGTGAAGACCGCTGAACAGGAGCAGGCAGTACCTGCTTCCCCGTCAGATTTAGGCACCACGGCTTCCGTCGGAACCGGTGATAATTTTGAACGGTTACTTGGCGCTTCTCATTCAGAGGCAGAGGCGATTATGCGCGGTATGACGAATGCTGAAATAGACGCGCTTCTGGAGAAGCTCGGGTAACTTACTGAAGGAGAACTGAAGTAATGACGACTGTAACATCAGCCCAGGCGAATAAGCTGTATCAGGTGGCGCTTTTTACCGCTGCCAACCGCAACCGCTCGATGGTCAATATCCTCACTGAACAGCAGGAAGCGCCAAAAGCGGTTTCGCCGGACAAGAAAAGCACGAAGCAGACCAGCGCGGGTGCGCCGGTTGTCCGTATCACAGACCTTAACAAACAGGCCGGTGATGAAGTGACCTTCAGCATCATGCACAAACTCTCAAAACGTCCGACGATGGGAGATGAGCGTGTTGAAGGTCGTGGTGAGGATCTCAGCCATGCTGACTTCTCCCTGAAAATCAATCAGGGACGTCACCTGGTGGATGCAGGCGGACGTATGAGTCAGCAGCGCACGAAGTTTAACTTGGCATCCTCAGCCAGAACGCTTCTGGGGACGTACTTTAATGACCTGCAGGACCAGTGTGCGATAGTGCATCTTGCTGGAGCTCGTGGTGATTTTGTTGCTGACGACACTATTCTGCCGACAGCGGAGCACCCTGAATTCAAAAAAATCATGATCAACGATGTACTGCCTCCGACACATGACCGTCACTTTTTTGGCGGTGATGCGACAAGCTTTGAGCAGATTGAAGCGGCAGATATTTTTTCTATTGGCCTGGTGGACAATCTCTCCCTGTTCATTGACGAAATGGCGCATCCGTTACAGCCGGTTCGTCTGTCCGGTGATGAACTTCACGGAGAAGATCCATATTACGTCCTGTACGTCACGCCGCGTCAGTGGAATGACTGGTACACCTCGACGTCCGGTAAGGACTGGAACCAGATGATGGTTCGTGCCGTGAACCGTGCAAAAGGTTTTAATCATCCGCTGTTCAAAGGTGAATGTGCGATGTGGCGCAATATCCTGGTTCGTAAGTATGCGGGTATGCCGATCCGTTTCTATCAGGGGTCAAAGGTTCTGGTATCAGAGAATAACCTGACGGCAACCACGAAAGAGGTCGCTGCTGCAACCAATATTGACCGCGCCATGTTACTGGGGGCTCAGGCGCTGGCAAATGCTTACGGTCAGAAGGCGGGCGGTCACTTCAACATGGTTGAGAAGAAAACGGATATGGATAACCGTACTGAGATAGCAATCAGCTGGATCAACGGTCTGAAAAAAATCCGTTTCCCCGAGAAGAGCGGCAAGATGCAGGATCACGGCGTGATTGCCGTTGATACAGCAGTGAAGCTCTGATTTTTTCCTTTCCCTATGCCGGGTTTTCGCCCGGCTTTTTCAGGAGTCATTAATTATGGCAAAGACTATCCTTGCCCCGTCACTGAGTGAACGGGTCTATACGGGTACGCACGGTAATGAGTCGGTGGCAGAAGGCGTATTTACGGTGAATGCTGCGGAAGCGGACAGTGTTATTCATCTTCTCTCACTGCCAGTGGGCATCCGTATCAACTCACTCCAACTGGTTTCAACGGGTGGTCTGGGTACTGCAACCGTCAGCATTAAGTCCGGTGAGCATGCTCTCATCGATAACAGCGAAGCTGTTTCTGCAAAATTTGCCAGATATGTGCCAGTGGAGCCGTACACCACACAGCGTGACGGGGAGCTGGTTACTGTCACCATTAAGACTGCCGCTGCAACCGGCACCCTGAATGTTCTGCTGCGTTATACCGTGGTGGGATACTGATTAAAACCTTCCGGCCCGCGTCATGCGGGCTTTTTATCCGGGGAATTATATGAGTGAGAAAATTGCCGTTGTCTATATCGGCCCAAAACCCGTGAAAAAGGACACCATTACCGGAAGCCGCACATTGTTCCCACGTCTTGAGCCGGTGCATGTTGACAGTGCGATGGCCTGGCAACTGCTGGGGTTTCCGGATGTCTGGGTTCGTCATGAAGAGCTTGATGATGTTCTGAAAAAGCAACAACAGAATGAGCAGTTGCGGCAGGCACAGCAGGCGCAGGAAAGAGTGCTTGCTGCGCGGGCAGAAGCGGAGAACAGTTTTGTTGTTTCTGTTAACGGGCAGGAGGTGGATTTAAGTAAGCTCACCTCAGCACGGCTGGCGACGCTGTGTGAGGCAGAAGAGCTGGATATTCACAAAGACCCGAAAGAAACGGCTGAGGCATTCCGTATCCGGGTGCGTGAGGCATTTCGCCGTCGTGTTGCGGAGACTGAACAGCATGGCGGAACTGAGTGATTTTTTACCGTATGTCCGTCGTCATATCAGCGGTCCACTGAACATTATGATGACGGATGCTCTGTCAATGGCTGCCGTGGCATTCAGCCGCCAGTCGTTGGTGTGCCGTCGGGAGGTTACTGTTGTACCAGTAGCAGGAAAAGAAATCGTGCTTCCGTATGACAAAGATGATGAGGAGTGCGTTCATATCATCCGTATCTCTGACGATAATCATGAGCTTTTTGTCGGTCGGGATGTGGATATCAGCTCCGGACGCTCCCTGCGATTTGCCTGTTCTCCCGGTGAGGTGAGCGTGCTTTATGCCGTCGCTCCGAAAGCCGGACGCAGCCAGATACCGGATGAACTCCTCACATGGCCTGAAGAAGTGGCTGCGGGGGCACTTGAGCGGTTGTTCATGCAGACTGGTGTTTCATGGTCAGATCCGTTACGCGCACAGTATTTTTCTGTGCAGTTTTCTGAGGGGATCCGTCGGGCATATCGTCATACACTGGCGACAAGCCCGTACTCTTCATACCGCAACCCTGTACGCAGGCAGAGGTTTTTCTGATGACGACGATTACAGAAATCATCGGACGTGTGAATACACAACTGGTTGACCCGATGATGGTTCGCTGGCCCCTGCAGGAATTGTGCGATTATTACAATGATGCTGTGAGGGCAGTGATTCTGGCGAGACCGGATGCTGGCGCAAGCCTGGAAACAATAAGTTGTGTTCCTGGCGCCCGTCAGGTTTTGCCCGATGGTGTAATACAACTTCTTGATGTGATATGCCTCAGTGACGGTAGTGCAGTCAGACCATTATCCCGGGAGGTGCTGGATGCGCAGTATCCTGAGTGGCCCACAATGAAGGGTATTCCTGAATGTTTTATCAGCAACGACCTGTCCCCGCGCGTATTCTGGCTGTTTCCTGCTCCTGACAAAGAGATAAGTATTGATGCAGTGGTAAGCCGGATACCGGAGGCAGTGTATGTTCTGACGCAGGACGATGATACGCCAGTTCCACTGGAAGAGGCTTATGTTAACCCACTGGTGGAGTGGATGTTGTTTCGCGCTTTCAGTAAGGATGCTGCCGGTGGCGCAGAATCGGGGCTGGCTGCGCAGCATTATCAGAGTTTTGTTGAGCAACTTGGGATCAAACAGGGGGTAGACAGTGCATTGTCTGCCCGTAAAAAAGTGTTTAACGGAGGTGGAGTGTGAGTGTTGTTGTTTCGGGGACGCTGAAATCTCCTGATGGTGAGGCGATATCAGGAGCAAATATTACCCTGACGGCGCTGACAGTTTCACCGGATGCGCTCAGCGGCACCAGTGCGTCGGCAGTGACCCGTGAAGGTGGATATTACGGAATGACGATGGATCCGGGGGAGTATGCGGTTTCGGTGACGGTGAAAGGGAAGACTGCTGTCTACGGACGTGTGCGTATTGAGGGGACCGAAAGTACGGTGACGCTCAATATGCTGTTACGCCGCAGTCTTGTTGAGGTTAGCATACCCGGAGAACTGCTGACAGATTTCCGGCAGATACAGAATAATGTGGCTGATGACCTTGCCACTATTCGTCGCCTGAATGAAGACACGGCGACAAAAAACACTCAGGCCACACAGTCAAAAGAAAGTGCAGCAGCCAGTGCGAAGAGTGCATCTGACAGTGCAAAGACGGCAACCAGCAGGGCGGCTGAAGCCGGACAAAAAGCGACTGATGCCACTGAGGCTGCGACCCGTGCCGGAGAGTCTGAAAAAGCCGCCGGAGCTGATGCAGAAAAAGCCAGACAGCATGCTGAAAAGGCCAGGCTGGCGCAGGAGAGCGCCGGAGAGATCCTTAAGCGGGCAGAGGCTGCCACTGTCAGTGCTGAAGAGGCCAGACGTATGGCTGAGAATGCACGGGGGCCCCGGGGGCCTCAGGGAGAAACTGGTCCGAAGGGGGATGTCGGTCCTAAAGGCAAAACAGGTCCAGTGGGCCCTCAAGGGCCCGCAGGGCCGAAAGGTGAGCGTGGTGACGTTGGTGCTCAGGGGGCTGTAGGGCCCGCTGGTCCGCGTGGTGAGAAGGGCGAACAGGGGGAGCGAGGACCGCAGGGAATACCAGGCCTGAAGGGGGATACCGGAGAGCGGGGGCCTAAAGGGGACCAGGGGGATATGGGGCCAAAAGGCGAGAAAGGTGATCCGGGAGGTCCTGCAGGCCCGCAAGGTCCTAAAGGCGAACGAGGAGAAGCCGGACCACAGGGACCGATGGGAGCACGAGGTGAGCGTGGGGAGACTGGCCCCCGAGGTGAACCTGGTCCTGCAGGTCCGAGAGGCGAACGAGGAGAGACCGGACCTCAGGGACCTCGTGGAGAGCCAGGTCCGGCAGGCAGCGCTGCAAATGTGGCTGATGCAACGACGGCACAGAAGGGAATTGTGCAGTTAAGCAGCGCAACGGACAGTGATGATGAAACGAAGGCTGCCACCCCGAAAGCGGTGAAAGCGGCAATGGATGTGGCAAATGAAGCGAAAACAAAGGCAGAAGAGGCTGCAGCAGGAGGTGGTGTTCCCGGTCCGAAAGGAGATAAAGGGGACACGGGGCCAGCAGGTCCGGCTGGGCCGAAGGGTGATAAGGGAGAGCGCGGTGACACCGGCCCTGTCGGGGCAACCGGCGAACGGGGACCGGCAGGTGATGCTGGTCCGGCAGGCCCGCAGGGGCCGAAAGGTGACAGGGGAGAGCGGGGAGAGACCGGTCTGACGGGAAATGCAGGTCCACAGGGTCCAAAGGGAGATACCGGTGCGGCAGGCCCGGCAGGCCCACAGGGACCGAAAGGAGAAACAGGTGCGGCTGGCCCGGTGGGGGCAACCGGACCTCAGGGACCGAAGGGCGACCCGGGGGAGACACAAATACGGTTCCGTCTGGGGCCGGGAAACATTATTGAGACAAACAGCAATGGCTGGTTCCCGGATACAGATGGCGCACTCATCACCGGACTGACCTTTCTTGCCCCCAAAGATGCCACACGGGTTCAGGGTTTTTTTCAGCATTTGCAGGTCAGGTTTGGTGACGGGCCGTGGCAGGATGTTAAGGGGCTTGATGAAGTGGGCAGTGATACAGGCAGAACAGGAGAATGACATGAACATACTAAAAAAACTTATGCAGCGTCTGTGCGGGCACGGAAAGCATGATGACCGTGAAGACGGGGAGTTACTTACAGCACAGCTGCGACTGGGACCGGCAGACATTCTGGAGTCAGATGAGAATGGCATTATCCCGGAGCAGGACAGGGTAATCACGCAGGTGGTGATACTGGATGCGGATAAAAAGCAGATACAGTGCGTGGTAAGACCGCTGCAAATCCTGCGTGCTGACGGGAGGTGGGAAAATATTGGCGGGATGAAATAGCCGACAGCTTCACAAAAACCGGAGTCCGGCTCCGGTTTTTGTTGTCATGTATAGGGGGGGGGGCTTATTAGAGAGTGAAGTAATAAACATGTTAATACGATGGAGTGAAGGATGCCGTGTAATTCTGGTTCAAGAGTTTTTTATGCCGGAAAATCGCAGGATTATTCTGGATAGTAAAGAATCCTGGTTAATAATCTGTGATAGTCAGTTGGGCCATTTAATGCGCAGTATGTATCAGGGACGCCGTTTTATTCAGCTGAATCTGGAAAAATTGAAAGGGGTACATAATGTCGCCTTGCCAGTGAAATGGGAATTCACACGAAGACAGTGAATAGCTTTCTGTATACGGGAATGGCGAAAAATGGACTGTATGGTGTGAGTGTGAAACATCTTGCGTGTGCGGAGTGATGCTTCTCGTTGCTACAGCGGCAATGATAATGCAGTGAAAAAAGGGGAGCAATATGCTCCCCCAAACCGAAAGAAAATTGCAATAATCAATGAAGTTATTTAGTCATCATCAGAATGTCATGCAAGGCATTTTGTTTCAGTGATGCCGATCGCGATTTTAGCGAATTCCATCATAAATCCCCTGATTTTTAAGCCTGAAGCAGTCAAAGGAATTTCTATGCCCTATATCGATATCACCACGATGCGTGGGATGATGCCGCGCGTTGTGACATCCATGCTGCCCGAGCATTCCGCTGTACTGGCGGAGGACTGCCATTTCCGGTTTGGTGTTATTACACCAGAACGTCAGATATCCGGGGTTGAGAAAACATTCACAATTAAGCCAAAAACAATTTTTCATTACCGTGACGATTTCTGGTTTGCATGGCCGGATGTGGTGGATGTGATCCGCAGTCCGATCGCTCAGGACCCCCACGGGCGTATTTACTACACTGACGGGCGTTTTCCTAAAGTGACGGATGCGACTATTGCCACAAAAGGGGACGGGAATCACCCGACATCATCGTATCGTCTGGGGATCCCCGCGCCGACGACAGCTCCTGTCTGTACTGTTCAGCAGGGCGGTGATGTTTCCGACGATAACCCGAATGATGATGAAACCCGGTTTTATACGGAAACCTTTGTCTCAGATTATGGTGAAGAAGGTCCGCCAGGTCCGGCGTCTCTGGAGGTAACACTCCGTACTCCGGGAACTGCGGTACAACTGACGCTGGCTCCGGTGCCATTGCAGAATGCCAGTATTAAACGTCGCCGGATTTATCGCTCTGCATCAGGTGGAGGGGAGGCGGATTTTTTACTTGTGGCTGAACTGGATGCATCCGTGCTCAGTTACACGGACAAAATACCGGCGAAAAACCTTGGGCCTTCCCTGGCGACATGGGATTACCTGCCGCCGCCAGAGAATATGACAGGCCTTTGCCTGATGGCTAACGGTATTGCCGCCGGGTTTGCCGGTAATGAAGTGATGTTTTCGGAAGCGTATCTGCCGTATGCATGGCCGGAAGTGAATCGTCACACGACGGCAGAAGATATTGTAGCTATCTGTCCGCTGGGAACGTCACTGGTGGTGGCGACAAAGGGGGAGCCTTATTTGTTCAGTGGGGTATCACCGTCCACAATTTCTGGTTCCAAAATCCCTTCAATGCAGGCGTGTCTGAGCAGGCGGAGTATGGTTGCGATGGAGGGTTTTGTGCTGTATGCAGGAACAAATGGCCTGGTGTCTGTTGATGCAAACGGTAATGCCGCGCTGGCGACGGAACAGATTGTTTCACCGGAACAGTGGCAGAGTCAGTTTAATCCGGCCTCCATTGTGGCTTATCCCTGGCGTGGTGAATACATTGCCTGTTACACGAAACCGGATGGTAAGCAGGATGTGTTTGTATTCAGTCCGGTGAACATGGATATCCGTTATCTCAGTACACCGTTTGACTGCGCATGGGTTGATCTCGCGAAAGATATGATGCGCGTGGTGACAGGAGACAAAATGTCAGTGCTTGCCGGGGGGGCTCTGCCCTCCACGATAAGGTGGCATTCAAAAATTTTTTCATTACCTGAAAGAACCTCTTTTTCCTGTATCAGGGTGAAATCTCCGGCGCCTGAGCGGGTGGGGATCACCATTATGGCTGATGATGTTCCTGTGATTCATTTTGCGCCGGGTACGTTTAAGGGAAGTGTGGTGAGACTTCCGGCAGCAACCGGGCAAAACTGGCAGGTGATGGTATCCGGATTCGGGCAGGTGGAACGAATAACCCTGAGTACATCAATGTCGGAGATGCCGGTATGACCAGAAAACCGTGGCGTGCGGGGAAGGATTTATCCACTGTTGTGGAGAATATGGAAATTGGCACCGGGCAGCGTGGTGACGGACGTCACGCATTTGTGACCCGTGAGGAACTGGTTGGTCTTAAACTCGCCCGGCGTCGAACATCGGGTGGTGCCTCATATGCACTGAATCCGGGTATTGAGATTGACAGTACTTTAATGACTGTTGATTTTCCCACAAAACCGCTGAATTTTAAGGCGACCGGTGGATTTGGCTCGGTTCTTCTTGAATGGGATATGCCTAATTATCGCGGACATTCACTGACTGAAATCTGGCGGGGTACGGAGGATGACCTTGCTGATGCAGTGCTGGTTGCCACGACGCCGGGGCAGGTTTACGGCGATCCGGTTGACCCTGGCTGGTCGGGATTTTACTGGATACGTTTTGTTAACGCGGCAGGAGTGAAAGGTCCATGGAATGCTGAAAAAGGCACTCAGGCACAAACACAGATCGGCGTGAAGGCCATCATTGACCAGATCCGCGATGAGGCTGCAAAGTCGCCGGTTGTGTCCGAGCTGCGTAAAGAAATAAAAAACGCGCAGGGGCAGGCTGTAAAGGATGCTGCAATTAAGACAACCGAAGTTGTAGGGACTCTCAGGGAAGAAACGACAAGAACGATTGGTGGTATTGAAACCCGCATTAGCACACTGGATTCGTCAACCAGTGAATCGCTTAATGAGGTCGACAAGCGCATCACTAAATTGGATAAAGAAGGCGGTGAAGCTTTTCTTGCAATGTGGTCAAAAAAAGCGGGAGTTGATGGTATCACTGCGGGGATCGGGATTGTCGCCGGAAAAGACAGTGAAGGCAGGCCTGTAAGTCAGGTTGCAATTTCTGCGTCGCAGTTGTTTGTCTTTGACCCGAATAATCCGGATAACACAGCCTATCCGTTTGCGGTATCAGGTGGCAAGGTAGTGATCCCGAAAGCGATGATTTATGACGCGGTGATTGAAACACTGGTGTCACGGAAGGTTGTGGCGGATGAGGTAAAAGCCGGGGTAAGTATCACTTCGCCAGTTATCCGGAGTGCCGTTATTCAGAACGGAAACTTTCAGGTTGATTCTCAGGGTAACCTGAATATTGGAGGCCTTTTCAGTGTTACGTCACAAGGGCAACTGACAATTCGTTACTCTAATCAGAATGTAGGACTGGTGATCCGCAATGATAAAATTGAGGTTTATGACCAGAATGGACGACTGGCTGTTCGCATAGGCAGATTACGCTGATCAGGAGGTGAGTATTGGAATACGGTTTTGCCATTTATAACAGAAATAACGTTAATGTTACGGGCGTGCTGACTCCAGTATTTTTCCTGGACAGATTTACAGCGGAGTCTGGCTCAAAGACGTACACTAATAAACCCGACGGGAAATCATTGCAGGCTGTATGTTGTTTATTTCCCTGGAATAATGTATTTGCGGATCGGAAAGTACCGAAGATAACCATTAATGACAATACGGTGACGTGGTCGAATCTTGAGCAGGGTATGGGATCTTATATTTATACATTCTGGGGATAAGTGTTATGTACGGTTTGAGCATTATGAAGCCGGATGGCAGCGTATGGATAAGTCCAGGTTTTACGCCGCAGTGTCTGATCAACAAAGGCACCATACCGGCGACTGAAAAGTCTTTTTTTAAAACATCAATCCCGTCAGGCAAAAGTTGTTTTTTCTTTATCAGAACAGAGAAGAAGGCCGATGTCATGTACACGCATGAACAGATTGATGGATATCATGCACTAAGGCTTCATGTAATTGCCAGGGGAACGAACCCTGGTGTTACGACGGTTTATGCTTTCGCGAATATGGTTACTCCACCTTCTGAGTATGGTATCGCCATGTATAACCCGGACGGTGAGATGATTTATCATGGCGAAATGATGCTGCTTGACGCGAAGTTAATACCTGTTGATATCAAATTTGAAAAGGACCTTGGATATCCATGCGCAATCATGCCTGCACTGGTCGGGTATTATAACTGGAAAAGAACTCCTTATGATCGACCGATTTATACCACATCCACTGGTGCTACAGGAAATAAAATATATTCCTGTGAGCATTATTCCGGTGGTGCAACATGGGATATTCGAAAGCCGTATATAGATAAGGTCCTGGTTATTAATACATCAGTATATGATTAGTTGAAGCGAGTCTTTAATATTCATTTAAAATGTCTAAAAAGATGTATTATTAAAAAGTTTAGCGTGTTATCTGAAAACAGGATATCTTAAATGAAGAGTATAGCAACACTGGTTGTGTGTGCAATCTCCGGGATTGCCTGTGTAAATTTATCTGCACATGCAGCAGAAGGAGAGCATACAATTTCTCTGGGGTATGCGCACTTTCAGTTTCCGGGACTGAAGGATTTTGTAAAGGATGCGACTGCTCATAACAGGGAGACTTTCAGTCATTTCATCAACAGAAACTACTTTTCTTCATTGGGCGAATATACAGATGGTCGGGTCAGTGGATATGAAGGCAAGGATAAAAATCCACAGGGCATTAATATCAGGTATCGCTACGAGATAACGGATGATTTTGGCGTTATCACCTCTTTTACATGGACGCGTTCTCTCACTAACTCACAGACATTTATTGATGTGCAGTCAGCCGATCATAGCAGGAAGATTAAGAATCCGGCAGCTTCTGCCGGAACGGATATCAGGGCGAATTACTGGAGTCTGTTAGCGGGGCCTTCATGGCGGGTTAATCAGTACATGAGTTTATATGCGATGGCAGGGATGGGCGTTGCTAAAGTTAGCGCTGACCTGAAAATTAAGGACAATATTAACAGTAGTGGCGGATTTTCTGAAAGCAACAGCACGAAAAAAACCTCCCTTGCGTGGGCTGCAGGTGCACAGTTTAACCTGAATGAGAGTGTTACACTGGATGTGGCTTACGAAGGTTCCGGCTCTGGCGACTGGCGCACGAGTGGCGTTACTGCTGGCATTGGCCTGAAATTCTGACCTGTATCCGGTAACCGTTTACTACCCGCTGTGATGGCGGGTTTTTTATTGCCCGTACAGGGCAAAAACCGTAAATTATGCGTGGGTGCCTTTCGGCTGATGGCTGGAGGGTGAACCTGAAGGCCTGATGTGGAAAGGCCCCGAGTCAACTTAACGTTAACCCGAGGCCCTAACACTTCGTACCTTAAGCAAGTAGAAGGTTAGCGCCTCTCTGTAAAAGGAGTCAAGCGCTATGTCGCAAAAATCGCTTATCACCGTCACAATTTGCATGACGGTTATCTTCACCATCTGGATGTTGCACGGTTCACTGTGTGAGTTCCGGCTGAATTTGTGGGGAGCGGAGTTTGCGGCGTTCTTACAGTGTAAGCAGTAGGAAAACCGCGACGGGGACGAGAGTCCCCGTCAACTGGTTGCTGAGGTTCAGCCGATATGGCACCCGTTTCAGGTGAGAGAATGAACGATAAAATTCTCTGGTATATGCAGCGTGTTGTGAGAAATTCCCGCAACCCTGAATTTATGAATGAAGTTAAAGACGCCTGCCTTAAAAAGCAGGCGTTTTGTTTTGAGGCACCTGATGGCTTTTTGGTGCTGCGTTCTGTGCTCAGTGCTGATGGTATCCCTTATGTTCTGGTGTTGCTGGGCGTGTGTACGGGGAGTAACAGCGTTGAGCGTTACCTGCCGGAGGTGAAGACATTAACCCATCTGGCTGGCGGACGCTGGGCTGAGTTCCATACGGCAAGGCGGGGATTTATCCGGCTGGGAAAACGACTGGGCTTTGAGCGAATGCCGGATGATGAGGATGGCTTCATGGTGTTCAGGATAGCGGTCTGACTGCTACAGTTTTCATCATTGTGTTTAAACCAACATTGTAATTCACATTCTGACCCTGCTCCGGCAGGGTTTTTTGTTATCCAGGGGGCCATTATGGGTGGAAGTAAAGGCGGTGGTGATACCAAAGTAAAACCAACAGCAGCGCAAATAGCACAGGAAGAAGTGGCCTGGAAAGGGTGGCAGGATTACAAAAATATCCTCCGCCCGGCTGAAGATAACTTCATGGAAAAGGTCGATGACCTGAACAGTGAGCAGCAGTACGACAATATTGCTGGCACCACAAATCTGGGGTATCAGAAACAGTTTGGCGAAGCACGGAAGGAGCTTGCGGGTAATCTTGCTCAGTCCGGCGTTGACCCATCCAGTGGTCGTTTTAATGCGGTAATGAATGCGAACCAGAGTGACCAGGTAACCGGGCAGATTGACACAACCACACGGGGGCAGGTATCGCAGGCAGATAAGTATGTTGCCGGGCTACAGGATGTTGCTGCTCTCGGTTCTGGTCAGAAGGCGGATGCGTTACAGAGTTTTAACTCTCTGGCAGACAGCAGTCTGGCAAAAGCTAAATCGGATGCACAGGCGGCGTTTACGAAACAGCAGGGGCGAGCCTCTCTTGTTGGCGCTGGTCTGGGTGCGGCAGGTGCATATGCGATGCATAAGGCTGGCGGTAGCGGAGGAAGTGGCGGTGCTAAAACACCTGGCACCGGCGCTAATGCCATTCAGCATCAGGCTCAGAACTGGAGACTGTGATTATGGAGTACGGTAAATACGAAACACTTGCAAGATACGGTTATACCGGAGCAGCCCGCCCTCAGGGGGACTGGCAGACATCCGCAGCGCTGACCCGCCAGCAATACGACGACTGGCGCACCAGATATTTACCCCGTGTAGCAAGGCTGGCTGACCTTGGGGAGAACAACAGTCTGATGAATGCACAGCTTGCACGGGTGGGAGGCCTTGCCACTTCCAGTCTCCGTACAGCGCAGATGGCGCAGGATAACCAGATGGCGAGATACGGGGTAAACCGCCCGGATAATCCCGACAGTAATACGCTGGGGTTACGTAATGCCCTGGCAATTGCTGGCGCGAAAAATGGTATCCGTGAAGCCGAACAGGATCGCCAGATGAATATTCTGACGGGGGCTTCTGCACCGGCAAGACAGAAACTGAGTGTTGGCGGCCAACTGGTGGCAGCGTAAGGGGGCAATATGGGATACGGTTTACTGGATATTGCAAATCAGTCGCGGCGTGAGGCATTACAGGGAATAAGTGACGCAGACAGACGACGTGAAGAAATTGAGGCTGCGAACAAACAGATGGCGGCGCAACAGAAAGCGCAGAACAAGCAGAATATCGGTACGGGCATTGGTACGGGGGTGGCTATTGGCGCATCCGTTGGTGGTCCTGTTGGTGCTGTTGCTGGAGCAGTAATTGGCGGCATTGCTGGTTCTTTGTTTTAAGGAGTGGTGAATGAGCGGATTTGCACAGGGGGTACTTGCCGGATTCAGCACCGTTGACCAGGCAATGACCCGTCGTAAGGAGCTTGGTCTGCGTGAAGCACAGCTTGCCCGGCAACAGAAAAATAACGAGCGCGATTTTGAGTTTGCGCAGTCTCAGTTTGAACATAATAAAAACGTTGATCAGCGGAACTTTGATTACAGAGCCAAAGTTGACGACCGTAATTATGCACTGAAGGAAAGGGAGTTTAACGCTAACCAGAATTACCGGAATGCGTCGCTGGGGATGGAACAGCAACGACTCCAGTTGCAGAAATACAACCAGCGACGGCTTGAGTATAACGATATGATTGCCCATAGCCAGCCACTAATGGAAGCGCTTGGAAAAGCAATTGAGGCTGGCGATCAGGAGGCTGCAACGCGTCTGTTCGGGCAGCTGCCAAAGGGACATCCATTAATTCTTATGTCAAACGAAGGCTATGCAGCGAAAGCGGGTCAGGCCGTGATCAACCTGCAAAAAATCTTTGGTGATAAGCCGGACATGGCGATCGATTCGCTGAATACCCCGGAAAATCTCGATGTGCTTTCCGGCGTGTTTGCCCCGGAACTACAACAGCGTATTGGCATGCCTGATTCAACCGGGGACAAAACGATAAAAGAGGCCAGGATTGGCAGTATCGTACCAGCGCAGCAGGAAGGGTACGTACTTATTGGCCTTGATCTCACATACAGCGATGGCTCCACCGCGCATAAACCTGTAACAGAATACGGCAGTGCGCACCCTGATGATCAAACCGTGCTGGCGATACCCGTTGATAAGGCTATCGCTCAGGTCAGGGATCGCAGCAAATTTGCAGAGATATCGAAAAATTATGGTTATTTTATGCCGAAGCAGCAGGGACTTTCTCTGAAAGAGCTTCAGAAGGGGGCCAGCAACGTAGCGGCGGACGCGATCAAGAATGGCGGTAATGCTCAGGCTGCGGTGGATGAATATTATGCTGCGACTGGTTCACAACCGCATCAACAGAAAATTCAGCAACAAAAACTTCAGCAACAGGTTATCAACTGGGCGGGAGATGATCCTGATAAGCTGTCATTTGCCAGAAATGTAGCGGCCCGTCAGCCTGAAATGCTGGAACCTCAGAATCAGAAATTGCTGGAGAACGGGTATGCGAATTTTCTCCGTATTCAAAAGGCCAGGGGGGAACAGGCCAGAGATGAAAGTGCTTCATCTGCATCTCAGTTTATCCGTGGACTGAAACAGAATTACGCCCAGTAATTCACGATATTCCATTAATACCATTTCCTGATGCCCGGCCATTGTGCCGGGTTTTTTTATGGAGTCTGTATGGCCTATTCAGAGGAACAGCGTCCTGAGGCGCAACTCGGTAACCAGAATCGTAACAGCCTGAACATTCAGCAACCCGGCGAAACTGACAGCTATGAAGCATTTTTCTCTGATCCGAATCGCTGGAAGGATAACAGTACGTCGTTCAGCCTGGGCGATGTATTGCCAACAATGGGTAAAGGTTTCGCCCAGTCCGTCCGGGGAACAGGGGAAATGGCCCGTGGACTCGGTGATGCGATGATTCAGAGCCCGGTAAAAACAGGGGCGCGTATTTTAAATGAGTTCAGCCGTATGGGGCTGCCGGGTGTCGCAACTGTGCAGGATATTTTTGCCGGTGGCAGCAGGGGGGCTGATGAGGTCATCGATACCCTGCCTGATGGCAAAAACGCGGTTACTGATACTGTCGGTAAAGGTCTGAAGGCAACCGGTAAGGCTGTCAGTGATGGTGCTAAAGCCTCGGATGAATGGCTGACCGATAATATGTCGCCGGGTGCTGTGCGTGCGCTGAATACGCCAATGAGTGAAGGCTATGATGATCCCGCAGTCTGGCTGACGAAGGGGATGAATTTTGTCGGTGCCGTTGCGGCAGATGTGTTTGCTGGCGGTGTGGCTAAAAAGGTGGGTGATGTCACACTGCGAAAAATGCTGACCGCCGGGCTGGAGAAAAAATACATCGCGGCAGGGATGCAGCCGGAAAGAGCCACGGCACTGGCAGCAGAAGCTGTCGATAAAAAAATGCCGGATTTATTCCGGGCGGGCCTGATCACCCATTCCACAGTAAGTGCACAGGGGCAGAGTGCAATGGCGGCAGCAGATGCTGTTCTTAATGCGGATTACTCTGAGCTGGCGCAGTCACCGAAATTTCAGCAGACGTTTTTGTCCATTGACGCCGACCCGCAGCACGCACAGCTTACTGATCGCCAGAAAATGGACCTGGCAAAAGAGCGTGTGGCTGATGAGGTGCGTGCGCAACTGGCAACCGATCCTCAGTTGCTGGCTGTGAATGCCATGGCGGCAAAACTGGGCGATGCTCAGTTGCTTAATCTGGCGATGCGGGGCACGGCGAATACCGTTAAAAGCGGCATGATCAGAAACGCCACTGAACAGGGGGCGATTAATGCGGCGCAGGGCGGCTATTCACGCTATCAGGAAAACATGGCACTGCGTGATACCGCCGGAATGGATGTGTCGCCGTGGGAGGGCGTGGCTGACGCAACGATCGAAGGTGCAGCCCTTGGTGCTGCGATGGGGGCACCATTCGGTGCGGTTGCCGGATATCGTGGCAGACGTCAGGCGGCAGATGAAGCCGCCATGCGTGAGGCTGAAGTCGTACAGCAGGACGACGCAGCCCCGCAACCAGAATCTGTTGATCCGGTGGCGCAGCATCGTGAATCCATGCAGGGGATGAATCGCGAGCAGCTTCTGGAGCAGTATGCTGATGCGGATATGGCGACAGAGGGTGACGCATCCGCAACTCATCGCCGGGAAGCCGCCAGCCAGCTGTTGAATGAACTGGACGAACAGGCGAAGCGACAGGCTGTGATGAATGAGCTGAAGGCGAAGCCGCGTTCTGAACTGCTTGAGGAATACCGCAGACTCAGCCAGAAAGAGGGGCGCACCGAGACTGAAGAACAACAGTTTCAGGCAATACGAGAAGTCATTCGCCCACAACAGGAAGTGACGCCGGAAGCACAGTCACAGTCTGAAAATGCGGAGGATGGTAACGGGAGCATTTACCCGACGGTGCGGTTCCGGGACCCGAATGAAGTCCGCATTGAAATTAACGGGAATGGTGCGTCCAGACCAGCGGAACGCATTGAAAAGGTGCGCCCGGACAACCGTTATTTCACGGATGAGAAAAGCGCCATGGGGAGTGATGTTTTCCGTAATGCCGCCGCCACCGGCCTGAAACCGTCCGTAGTGAAGAAAGGCGAGAATCAGTATGCCGTTGAAATGGATAATCCTGCGTTCTCTGAAAATGTGGCAACGGAAACCATTAACACCCTGGCTGACGGAGAGCGTATTGCTGATGCTGACCCGATGGAGCAGCCCGCGTTCATGCGTGACCCGCGATTCCGTGGTTTCACGGGGGATGATACGGAGGTACAGGCCCGCCTTGCCCGTGGCAACGCGCCGACGGCGGAGGAGCTTGTACGTTCACAGATGGCTGAAGGTGATGCCGGTCCGACAGCACAGGAGTTAACTGAGCGTCCGCGTCTGCCCGCCCCCGGCGATATTCATCCCGGACAGGGATATCCGTTACCGGGAGAGGTGGCGCGTACGCCGGATGAGAATCAGGCCGGACGTGGTGGTCGTTTTACCACAACCGGTGAGGTTAAGGGCCAGAGTTTCCAGAAAGGACGCGGCCCGGCACAGGAAAACGCCGCTGGTCGCCAGGGGGAAATACTGGAGGGCGAAACTGTTCGTCGTGGTCTGCCGTCACCGGATGAGCAGAGTGTTACCGCCCCGGTACGTGAAGGGCTACCGGCTCCTGACATTACACACAATGTCCGCATGCCTCAGCCTGAACAGCTTCCCCGAACTGTTCGCAACTCATTACCTGAGCTGGCACAGCAGGCAGAAGTACGCCGACAGACAGGAGAAGTTCGCGACATCCCGCATGCTGAAACAACAGCACATGAGTCTGAAACAGTTGCTGCTACTGATGGTGAAGGTGCCGCACGCGGAGGTGTTGCCGGGGGCAAAAAAATTGAAGACTTTGGCGAGGAAATTAAAGGGGCAGCCAAACACCGTTATGCACAGCTTGCTGAAACACTGGGTAAAACGCTGGAAGACAGGGATTATGCCACGCAGCCGCTGAGCAAACTGTTCCCGAAACCGGACTACGCAAAACTGGCGAACGAAGGTGCCGATGCTGACACTCTGGCAATGATAGCTCTGTATCGTAGCGATATTCCGGCGAAGACGAAACACAATACGGCAGGCTGGGGGGAGAGCGTAAAAAAAGTACGACACAGTGTATCGGAAATGCTGAACGGAACGGTCAGCGCGAAACGCCTCGCAGAATGGATGGAAGGCAGAATGCCCTCCCGTTACGCGGATACCTGGCAACTGTTACGCACTCTGCCACCCTCACAGATGGACAGGGCTTCTGCTTATCGGGTGGTATCGGGTGTGTATCAGGCGGCAGGAGGGAAGCGTTACGATCCGCCACAGAAACTTTATTCACTGCGCAATAAGGACAATAAGGGGACTAACCTCTTTTTCTCGGAAAGCAGGGATGAATTACTGACAAAGGCGAAAGTCTGGTTTGCAGAGCAGGAGGAAAAATCACAGGCGAAAGGTGATGAAAAAACAGCGCCTTCACCGGATGACAAAATCCGCTTTGACGTTTACCGGAATACCCGCAGTGGCGATATTTTTATCGCTTACGGTAAAAACAAAATGCGGGTGAGAGGTGGCTTTAAGTCAGCCAGTGATGCGCGTAAGTACATTGATTCACATCGTGATGAGCTTGTTCGTCATGTGAAGGATATGCGGGAGATTTCGCGTGAGGAGCAGCGTAACGCCACCAACCGCGACCGTACCGGACCAGAACGCCGTAAAGGGGATGTTTCACCGGAGCAGTTCAGTGATGCGTTTGGTTTCCGTGGTGTGCAGTTTGGTAACTACGTGGAAGGTCCGCGTCGTCAGGCTGATTTGAACCGGGCTTATGACTCGCTGCATGACCTTGCGGAAGTACTGAATGTACCGACAAAAGCGCTTTCCCTGAACGGTCGTCTTGGCCTGGCATTTGGTGCCCGTGGTAAGGGTAAGGCGGCGGCACACTATGAGCCGGGTGAGGTGGCAATCAACCTGACAAAAGGTAACGGACCGGGGGCGCTGGCCCACGAATGGTTCCATTCACTGGATAATTATTTTGGTCGTTATGATGTTTCCACTGACGGGAAGATCACGTCAGGTGGCGACTATATGACGGAAGCACAGCGTGCCGGGCGCGTATTTAAAGACGGCAGGTATGTTGATGCGGAATATCCGGTACGTCAGGAGGTTTACGACGCGTTTAAAGGCGTGATGAAAGCCATTAACAGCAGTGACATGTTGCGTCGTTCTGAACGCCTGGATGGCGTTCGTTCAAAACCGTACTGGTCAACGGATGTTGAAATGGCGGCGCGAGCCTTTGAGCGTTATGTTCAGGATAAAGCGCGTATGGCTGGCGTGGAGAATGATTATCTGGTCAATATCCGTAAGGCGGATGACCATGGACAGCCGGACACCTACGCTTATCCGACGAATGCAGAACTGGATGGCGGTATTCGTGAGGCATTCGATCACTTGTTCCGAACACTGAAAACCCGTGAGACGGACAAGGGAGTTGCGTTTTATTCCCGTAAGGGCGTGACCCGCACACCTGAAGGCAATCTGATTTCGGATGTTAACCGCAGTGCGGAAGCCAAAGGCAGTCCGGTCCCGCAGGTTGAAGCTGTTGCCCGTGGCGTGATTAGTGGCATTAAGGACAGTGACCTGAAGGTCCGCGTGGTGAAGTCACAGAAAGAGGCTGAAGCACTGGCGGGTGAATCATTCGACGGTTACGGCAAGGTGCACGCGTTCTATCGTCCGGATAAACGTGAAATTGTCCTGGTGGCGGATAACATCCCTGACGGGCGGACCGTTCGCGAGAAGTTACGTCACGAGATTATTCACCATGCAATGGAGCATGTAGTCACGCCAGCGGAATATCAGACGATTATTAAGACCGTACTGAAAACCCGTGACAGTGATAACGCCACCATCCGTGACGCCTGGCGTAAGGTTGATGCGTCTTATGGTAAGGAATCACCGGAAGTGCAGGCAGGTGAATTTCTGGCACATATGGCGGAGAAACAGCCGAATAAATTTGTGGCGGCGTGGGAGCGTGTTGTTGCCCTGGTCAAAGGGGTACTGCGTCGCACGGGGTTACTGAAGCCGACAGAGCTGAACGATATCAGACTTGTTCGCGAAACTATTCGCACGTTAGGCCAGCGTGTGCGGGAAGGTTACACGCCGCGTGAGGATGGCGCTGGCGCATCGTCTCAGTACTCCCGTAGCGGTAAGCCTGATCCGTTCAAAGTGCCGGAAGGTGAGGGCGAGCGTTATCGTGATGACCTTGCCAGAATGATGAAGTCTCTGCGCACCACAGATTTAACGGTAAACATCGGGCGTACGCCGCCGGTATTGCGTCACCTTGGCGCACCAGATTTGCCGCTGGTTATCTCCCGCGACACTGTGCGTAAGGCCACCAATGGAGTGAAACATGTGGTGCCGATGGATGTTATCGAGAGACTACCGGAACTGATGCACGATCCGGATGCAATTTACCGTTCCGCGACAGAAAGAAATGCGGTTGTGATGCTGCTTGATGCCGTGGATAAAAATGGTGATCCGGTGGTGTCGGCAGTGCACATGAAGGCAACAGATAAACGAATAGAAATTAACAAGGTGGCTTCTGTATATGGAACAAAAGGGGGGATGAACAAAGCTAATAGCCTGGATAAAGCAGGTTTGACGCTTTACCGGAAGGAAAAATTAAGCCGCGATAACCCTCAGTACAGTGGGCTTCAATTGCCCAAAGAGGAGCGTTCTTATCGCGGCTCTGTAGATAAAATACTCTATCCTGAAGATATTCGCAAGGGGCCGTATTACTCCCGTACCAGCAGTCTGACACCGGAAGAGACAATTGCATCGCGTTTTGTGCGTCAGATGCAGGATAAATTCCAGGTGCTGAAAGCTGTTCAGGAGAACATCCGTAAAACTGGCGGAAAAATAGACGACAGTAACAACGCTTATATGGCGGAAGAACTCTTCCACGGGAAGGCGGAAAACGACCTGAACGTGATGAAGGAGCGCTACGTTCAGCCACTGGCTAAATTACTGGCGGACTACAAAATTGCGCAGGCCGATCTGGATGAGTACCTCTACGCCCGTCACGCGCCGGAACGTAACGCGCATATCGCGAAAATCAACCCGAAAATGCCGGACGGCGGTTCGGGGATGACCAACGCGGAAGCGGCGGAAATCATGCAGCGTGTACGTAACAGTGGCAAACAGGCACAGTATGACCGTCTGGCAGGGATTATTGACGATATGCTGGCCCGTCGCCGTGAGCTTATCCGTGAGGCTGGACTTGAAGAGAGTGGTGTGGTGGATGCCTGGCAGAACGCCTACCGTTACTACGTTCCCCTGAAAGGTCAGGATATTGACGGTGTGGTGTCACTGCCCCGTACAGGTAAGGGCTTCACTATCGGCGGACGTGAAAGCAGGCAGGCCATGGGGCGTGCATCCCGTGCACAGTCTCCGTCCACTCAGGCGATACAGGACCTGAGCGAATCGCTGATCCGCCATCGCAAAAACGAAGTGGGTAACGCCTTCCTGAAACTGGTACAGGATAATCCCGACAAGGATTACTGGCAGGTATTCACTGATGACAGACCGGATACCATGCGTGTGATTGCAGAGCGCAAGGACCAGGAAACTGGTGAAACCATTCGCGAAGTTGTCGAGCGTCCGGTGGCGATGGCAATGATGGCAGACCGGTACTTCACCACCAAAAAGAACGGCAAAACGTACTACATCAAACTCCATGACCCGCGCCTGATGCGTGCGATGAAGAATATGGGACCGGAAACCAGTAACGCCGTAATCCGCACGCTGGGGAAAGTTAACCGCTTCCTGGCAACGGTGAACACGTCGTATAACCCGGAATTCCTGGTCAGTAACTTCATCCGTGACGTGCAGACGGCGGTGATGAACCTGAAGGCGGAGCAGGGAAGGAGCGACGGTAAACTGAAAGGGCTGGATAACTTATCCGCCCTGGCTGTGGTGAAAGACAGCCGTTCTGCCATGTCAGCCGTATACGCCAGTCTGCGTGGTAAAACCCTCACGGGAAAAGGTGCACAGTGGCAGAAGGTGTGGAAAGAGTTTGTTGAGGACGGAGGGAAAACCGGCTGGTTTAACATGGGTGACCTTGAAGGCCAGCAGAAGGAAATGGATCGCCTTGTCTCACTGGCGAAGGGGGGATGGAAAGGCCAGAGTATCGGTGCATGGAATTCGTTCCTTAACCTTGTCGAGGATGCCAACGGTGCGGTTGAAAACGCTCTGCGTCTTTCTGCCTATAAGCACGCCCGTGATGCCGGTTTGTCACGCCAGCAGGCGGCGTCTCTTGCCAAAAACATGACGGTGAACTTTAACCGTCGTGGTGAGCAGGGGGCGCTGATGAATTCGCTGTACATGTTCGCCAACGCCAGCATTCAGGGAACGGCAAATCTGGTGAGAACGCTCGGACATCTTAATGGTGAGGGACCTTTACTGGAGCGCCTTCGCTGGAAGAATCTGAATGTTCCGCAGAAAATCGCGCTTGCCGCTGTGGGAGCAGGTTATCTGCTTGGCTCGCTTAACCGCAGCGTGGCGGGTGAGAATGATGACGGGGTTAACTGGTATGATAAGGTGCCGTCTCATGTGAAAGAGCGTAACCTCGTCATTATGAAATCGGTGTTCGGGGGCAAGGCCGGAGAGTACTGGAGTATTCCTCTGCCTTACGGGTACAACGTTTTCTTCCTGCTCGGGCATACTGCTGAAGGTGTGGCGGCGGGTGACCTGACGGCGTCCCGTGCTGCCGGTAATGTTGTTGGTGGTGTGCTTGGTGCATTCAGCCCGATTGGCAGTGAGACGTCGGAAACACTGTCCGGGGCATTGCTGAAAAATGCAGCGCCGACCATTCTGCGTCCGTTTGCGAACCTTGCCATGAATGAAAACTTCATGGGGGCGCAGATTTACCAGGAGAACATGCCGTTTGGTACACCAAAACCTGACAGCCAGCTGGGAAGACGTTCAACGCCAGAAGCGTACAAGGCGTTTGCATCCTGGCTGAATGCGTTCTCTGGTGGCAGCCAGTACCGTCCCGGCGCGGTGGATATCACACCGGAATCGCTGAAATACTGGGTGGACTATATCTCCGGAGGGACAGGGCGCTTCATTTCCAAAACCACGGATGCGGCGGTGAAATCGCTGAATGGTATTGATATACCGGAGCAGCAGGTGCCCTTCCTGGGGAAAATTTCAGGTGAGGTGATGCCGTATGCTGACCAGCAGAAGATGTACGACCGGATGACAGAGGTTGCGCAGTATCACGCAGAGCTGAAGAGTCTGACCGGTGCAGAAAGAACGGCGTTCATTGACGAGAACAACGGAAAATTGTCGATGAACGGGCTTATGCAGGATACCCGGAAGAGACTGAAGGATTTGCGTAAACAGCGTGATGCCATTTACGCCGACAGTACTCTCAGTCTGGCGCAACAGTCGGCGATGGTGAAATCGGTTGAGCGGGATATGAAAATTGCCGTGGATCGGTTTAACCGCGAGTACAACAAAAAAGTGGGAGTGGAGTAAAGAACATGCCCCGTACGGAAGTGCGGGGCATGCTTAACGGGATGTGTACATAAATGGGTACGGATATGACGATTATTTTGGTGCTTTCTGTATTTAAATCAATGAGTTAATACTTATATTCATTATATCCATTTAACTAAGAGGACAATGCGGCATGAGTATACCCGCTAATGGACTGCGGGGTAAGTACGCTGCCGCTCGATTGCTTAAACCCTCGCCATTTATGCCGGGTTTTTATCATTTTTCTTAATGTTTTCCGCACGTTCTGCTTTTTGGCGTGCTTCTGCTTTGCGCTTGTTGCTCATGTCGTTACGGATCTGTGCATGACTCATTAACGCGAAGATAAAGGTGCCGCCGCAGATGTTCCCCGCTAAAGTAGGTAGTGCGAAGGGCCAGATGAAATCGCTCCAGTGCAGCGTACCGTTAAACACCAGATAGAGGATTTCAACAGAACCGACAACGATGTGAGTGGTGTCACCCAGGGCAATAAGCCAGGTCATCAATATAATCACCACAATCTTTGCCGCACCCGCTGCAGGAAACATCCATACCATAGTGGCGATCAGCCAGCCGGAAATGATCGCGTTGGCAAACATCTCGCTGGGGGTGTTCTTCATCACATCCATGCCGATTTTGACAAATGCATCGCGAGTTTCTTCATTGAAGATTGGCATATATTCAAATGCCCACGCCGCAATACCTGTCCCGAGAATATTACCCAGCAGCACGACGCCCCATAACCGCATAAGTAAGCCAACGTTGCTCATTGTCGGTTTTTGCATGACGGGTAGTACCGCAGTCACGGTGTTTTCGGTAAATAATTGCTGGCGGGCCATAATGACGATAATAAAACCAAAGGTATAACCGAGATTCTCCAGCAAGAAGCTGCCCGGCACACCTTCCAGTTCGACATGAAATATCCCTTTTGCCAGTAATGAAGCGCCCATCGACAGACCCGCCGCAATGGCTGACCACAGTAGTGCCATTGCGTCGCGTTCCAGCTCTTTTTCACCATCCTGGCGGATATGCTCATGAATTGCCATCGCCCGGGAGGGGAGTCGATCTTCATCTATTTCTATTTTTTTGCCACGCTCTTTTTCTTCGCTCTCAACTTCAATTTCGTCGCTGTGTTGATCAATTTTGTCGTTGTCCAT